AATATTCACTAAGGAAGGAAGCGTAATATGCCAATATTACCGGAGCATAAGGAGATTCTTTCGACATAGAGCGGAAGTAAAACCTTGCCTGAATGGATAAATTATTTTGATAATATTTATACTAAGAGTTAGATTTATAGTTATTGTTATCATAATAATTTAAGAATTAAAAAATTATCTCCAGAAGAACGTAGTAAACAATAGTCTTAGAATGCTAGAAAATACCATATTAATTAGGATTATTTTAAAACATGGTCTCCTAATATGGCTTATGTTTTAGGATTATGGTTTGCTGATGGTTGTATTTATGGAGGTAAAATGTTTGATATAACATTACACGCTAAAGATAAGTATATCTTAAAGCAAATAAGTAAAGAACTTGAATATGAGGGTAAACTTTATGATTGTGTTGATAGATAGGCGGCTAGAATTAACTTTAGCTGTGTAGTTATATATAAAGATATAATAGCCTTGGGTGGAACTGAAAACAAAAGTTTAACTATTAAATTTCCAAAAGTCCCTGATGAATATCTTCCAGATTTTATTCGTGGATATTTTGATGGCGATGGATGCATTATGCGATTAAAAAATAATCGTGTTAATAGTGCTTTTACTTGCGGAAGTAAAGATTTTCTAATTACCTTACATTAGATTCTCAAAGAAAAAGCTGGAGTTTAGGGCGGAAGCTATGATGACTCTAGTTACTCTTTAAGATTTGGCAAAAAAGACACCCTAAGAATAGGCAATTATATTTATGGGAATAATCCAGAATTATTCCTATTAAGGAAGAAAAATAAATTTTATTAAAAAATAAAAGGAGGATATTTTTCTTATGAAATTTGGTGTGAATCTCTCGCACTAATATACCTTATCCCACTTATCACTGGGGGTTGGGGTTTTCCAATTTTTTAGAAAAAATATAGAAGAAAATTGGGAAGCGCCAGCTAACGGGGAACGCCATTTTGGAAAATCCCGTGTCATACTTTCTTTTGGAAGGGCGATGTAGAGACTAAAAGCCTTAATAGGTTTTGTAAGCTTACTATTGATACGTAAGTTGAAAAAGGTATACAAATATCTTGAATATTTGTAAGAGATAGTCCATAAATTAAAATTTATGAAGAGAAATTTGCGAGGTTGTCCTCAAGGCGAAGACAGCCCAGAAGATTGGTAATAAGATTTTTTATAAAAATGAGCCAGTTATTTATTTTGATAGCCTAAAGACTTCTAGCCTTGAAGGTGCTGCTACCACTGTGTATGCTCAAGGCGGCCGCGGCAACTCTCGTTTGATCGCTTGGGAAGGTGAGCGTACAATTACCTTCACTATGGAAGATGCTCTGATTTCTCCTGCTGGATTTATGATTCTGTCTGGTGCAGGTTTGATTGAAGCTAGTGAGGATGAGACCATCAAGGTTCATACTATTGAGCAAATTGATGGAAGAGAGGTTTCTGTAAGTTCTGTTGGTACTTACGGTGATGATGATTACACTGTCTCTGAAGTAACCATTCATTTGGATCAGGTTCCTTATGATGCTGATGGTGAAGATTATGTTTATGTTATGCTGATGGAGAATGGTGAGGTTACAAGTGAGCCTTATATTCCTGGAACTATCGATGCAGAGAATCAGACTATTACTTTGAAGAGTACTGATGACCTAAGCGCTTTCTATGATGGTTGCGTTGTTTTAGTTGACTATTACACTGAGAAGAGCTCTGGTGCTCAGCAGATTGATATCACCCCTGATAAGTTTGGTGGTAACTATTATCTTGAGGCTTCTACTCTGTTCCGTGATACCAATGGCGTTGACCTGCCCGCAGAGTTCATCATTCCTAACTGCAAGATTCAGTCTAACTTTACCTTCACAATGGCTTCTAGTGGAGATCCTTCTACCTTTACTTTCACTATGGATGCATTCCCTGATTATACTCGTTTTGATAAGACCAAGAAGGTTTTGGCTGCTATCCAGATAATTGGTGGAGATACTGCTGGTGAGATTAAGCGTATTAAAACCAAGTCTGAGGATACTGTTGATGATTATGGCGCAATTGTCGATTCTGACACTTTGACCACCACTCGTCCAGTTGAATAATTTATAAAGGGGAGAGATAGAAATATCTCTCCCCTTTATTTTTTTATTTGAGTAAAAGGAGGAAGGACTTATGGCAATGTCGTTAAAAGCAGTTTTGGATGGAAGCTCTGGTCAAGCCAATCTAGGAGTAATATTAATGGGAGCTCGTTAGGCTATTATGGATGATTTGGTAAAAAAAAGAACAAAAGGCGATATAGTAGCTTTAGAAACTAGATTGAATAATATTTTTTATTCAAAAGAAGGAAAAACTGCTGTTGGAGAAGATTATATTAGAAGGACTAGTAATGCCACTGAAAAAACTATTACAGAAGTCTTTGAAAATTTTGATTTTGAATCAAATAAAACTGGTAATTATTCAGCAAAAGAATCTATTAGTCCAACAACTTTAAGTAGAAGCTTATATTAGGCTAGATTTGCTATAACCAGTATTATGGAATAGATTTCAAATTTAAATCCAGGTACTTCTATAGATAATTTAAGCACACTTTTAAATTAGGCTTAGTAGTTAATTGACAAAGGAGCAGAAATTCTAAACACTACAGAAACTGTTTTGTAGTTTGGTACGGAACGAATTATCGGTTCAGATTTTAAAGAAGCACTTACTATTGTAAATCAATTAAATGCTTTTTCTTAGATGCTATCCGATCCAGGATATGTATCTCCACAAGAGGCTGGTATTATCTTTGAGGAAGCACTAGCTTTAACGAATTTTGTAGAAGACAGTAGTGAAGCTACCATTGACGAAATTATAAGAGAAATGAGTAAAAAAAGTTAGTTTGGTGCTGAGACTGTTCAAAGAGGTGGCAGTGGTTTAATTTCATATACAATGGATATTAATTCTGTAGACCAAAAAGAAGCAAGTGGAGATAAGTCTTTTAAAATTAATAAGGGCGGAATGACAGCAACTTATCAATATAATCCTTCAGCAGCTAGACAAGGTAAAATGGATGTCCAATTAAATTATAATGGAGTACCGAGTTCAGATTATCGAGTCAGCGCAAAAAGATGGACAAGAGGTTATGGAGATTTGGGTGAAACATCTATTGACGCTGGTATTACAAGAGCTTCTGGGTAGACTGTTGCTGAGGCTTATAAGATGGCAGTATTAACTCCTTCAAGAGATTTGTTTAATAGCGAAGTCCCTTCTTATTCTGCAGCTGAAATAGCCCATAATTTTGCTCAACTAGCTTTAAAGTCTGATATAGCAATGGGTTTAAACCAAGTAACATCGTCTTCTGGAGCAGGATATGCTAACGTTTTAGTGGTAGATACTGGTTCTTCTATTAAAGTAAGAGATTTAGCTGATATGGTGTAGAAAGAAGAATATAAATTAAGCAGATACTTCCCTGATGAAATTAATCAAACAGCAAACAGCGCTTATCAATCTATATCTCAATTAAAATATGGACGTACTCAAACTTATTTAGGCTTAATGACTAGTGCTTTGAATAAGATGAAAGTCACTTTAAATTTAAATTTTAATTGACAATATAAATTTTTTATGTTATAATAAAATAAGAAAAAGTGTAAAAGGAGATTTTATGCAATGGCAAAAGTTACATTTACCAAACTTGGTTTAACTAAAAATCAAGATGTTAAAACTATTGAGTTTAATGACCAAGTTATTGAAGTGAAGTAGTATCTTCCTGTAAATGATAAGTTGACATTAATTTCTAAAGTAATTAATGCTTCTGTCGATGAAAATGATTTTGCGAATCCAATTAAAGTCGATATATATTTTACATTAGAATTAATTGATGCTTATACTAATATTACTTTTACAGAAAAGCAAAAAGAAGACCCTTGCAAGTTATATGATCTATTTGCTAGTAGTGGATTGATGGAAGCTATAACAAATGCTATTCCTCTTATGGAATAGAATGACCTTTCTACTGGATTAGACCGTTCTGTTAAAGCTGTTTATGAATATAGAACTTCTGCGTTGGGCATTTTAGATGCTATTTCTACTGATTATAGTAATTTGAGTTTAGACGCTTCAGAAATTCAGAATACAATTGCAGATCCAGATAATCTTGCTTTGTTGAAAGATGTATTAACCAAACTAGGCTAATCTATTTAATTACTTTTTTAAGTGATTATAGGAGTAATCGGGTTAGAAGAATTTTCGATTCTTCTAACCCGATTTTTTATTTTGCAAAATAAAAAATCGGGAGAGAAAGGAGTTTTTATATAATGGCTAAATAGTTAAATGTAAATCTTGCATTTACTGCTGATACTAGTGCGGCGAAATCTTAGATGCAAGACTTATAGAAAACTTTAGACTCATTAATGAAAAATAGTGCTGCTAGTGGCGAAGGACTTGGATTAACTAAAGATATTGTTTCAGCTTAGGGAGCTGTTGCTGATTTAAAAGTTGCTTTACAAAGTGCTACCACTTCTACTGGTGGACTTGATTTAAGTAAATTTAATGATTCTTTATAGAAGTCAGGTACTTCTCTTGAACAGTATAGAGTTAAATTAACTTCGTTAGGGCCAGAAGGACAATAGGCTTTCTTAAAATTAAGTCAATCTATTGTTTCTGCAGAAGCCCCTTTGAAAAGAAGTAGCGCTTTATTAACTGAATTTAAAACCACTTTAGCGAATACAGCACGTTGGCAAATTTCTTCTAGCATTTTACATGGTTTTATGGGAGCAATATCTTCAGCTTATGGATATGCTCAGGATTTAAATGAATCTTTAAATAATATTCGGATTGTCACTGGTCAAAATACAGAGCAGATGGCAGCTTTTGCAGAAAGGGCGAATTAGGCAGCTCAAGCGTTAAGTACAACTACTACAGAGTATACTAATGCATCTTTAATTTACTATCAGCAAGGTCTTGATGATGATGCTGTGGAAGATCGTACTAATGTTACTATTAAATTGGCTAATGTTGCTGGTGAGAGCGCAGAAACTGTTTCTGAATGGATGACTGCTATTTGGAACAATTTTGATGATGGCTCTGAAACTTTGGAACATTATGCTGATGTCATGACAGCATTAGGCGCAAGTACAGCATCTAGCTCTGCAGAAATTGCTGAAGGCTTAAGTAAATTTGCATCCGTGGCAGAAACAGTCGGTTTAAGTTATGAATATGCAACTTCTGCTTTAGCTACTGTTACAGCAGAAACTCGCCAAAGCGCAGATGTTGTTGGTACTGCTTTTAAGACATTGTTTGCCAGAATCCAAGATCTTGAGCTTGGGAAGACTCTTGATGATGGCACTACTCTTGGGACTTATTCAGAAGCCCTTGAAAAAGTTGGAATTAATATTAAAGACCAGCAGGGCGAATTAAAAGATATGAATGTCATTTTAGACGAAATGGGCACTAAATGGAGTACGCTAGCAAAAGATTAGCAAGTTGCTTTAGCAGAAAATGTTGCAGGCGTTAGATAGTATACTCAGTTAATTGCTCTTATGGATAATTGGGATAAATTTTAGAAGAATTTAAATACTGCTAACAGTTCTGTTGGTACTCTTGATGAATAGGCTGAAATTTATGCGGAATCTTGGGAAGCTGCTCGTGATAGAGTTACTGCTGCAGCTGAATCTATTTATTCTGATTTGCTTGATGATGATTTCTTTATTGGAGTTTCTAATGGATTTGCTAAAATTTTAAATGGTATTGATGGTTTTATTGATGGAATGGGCGGTTTAAGAACTGTACTTCCATTAGTGGCGACTTTATTAACAAAAATATATAGTACAAATATAGCTACAGCTATTGATAATATGACCTTTAATGTTATTAAAAATACTTAGGCTTATAAAGACTAGATAGCTGCTTTAAGAGAAGAAGCTGTAGTTCAAGCAGAAAAAATTTATGGAGAAACTGGTACAGAATATGGCGAAGTAAAAGTTAATAATTTAAAAACTTAGATTTCTCTATAGAATGAAATAAATAAAATTGCAAATGATATATCTGAGACAAGTAGAAAAGAATTACAAGAAAGACTTGATATTGTAAAAGCATATTAGGACTAGGCTGCAGAAGCTGCTAAAGCTAGAGATACTAGTGCTAATAACATACAAGATACAAGAAGAACTTTATTAAGTCAATCTTTAGCTTCTTCGAGACAAAATAATACATCTTTTGATACTGAAAATGTTAGAAAAGCAACTCAAGGATTACAAAATTTTACAATTGAAGCTAATAAGGCTAATTAGAGTTTTAAAAAACTTGCTACTGTAAAAGTCAGTAATGTTGGATAGCTATAGGCAGAAATAGAAAAGCTTAAAGTAAGTTTGAAAAAAACTACAGTTGAAGGTAATGGATTTACTTATGCGATAAAGAAACTTTCACAGTTAGAAGGTATTACAAGCTTAAAACAATTGCGAGCTGAATTGTAGGCGCTTATTGATGAAGGCGGTCTTGCTGAATATACTTTTTTAGATGTTGATAATGCTGCGAGAGAATTAGCACAATAGTTCGGTTGGAGCACAGAAGAAGCACTAAAATTCACAACTCAAGTTCAAGAATTAGTTTAGGCTGGTGCTAATGTAGATAGTGCTATGAAAAAAGTAGCAACTGAAATCAATGAAGTAAGAGCTAAAATGGAAGCTGCTTAGTCTGCTATGCAAAAACTTGGTACTACTGGATAGACTTTTACTCGATTGTCTAACAGTATTTTTTAGATAACAACTGCACTTTCAACTTTTGCTGGAGTATTTGAAACTTTGACGGATCCTGATACTACTGGAATAGAAAAATTTCAATCTATACTTATGGGACTGAGTCTTGGGGTAGGAATGCTTCTTCCTGGACTTAGTTCTTTAGTAACAATTAATAATGAATTAAAAACTGCTATAGTAGCAGAAAATGCTGCAGAAAGTAAAAACTTAATTGTAAGAGCTTTAAATAAAGCTGCAACTTGGGGACAAGTAGCAGCAGGTGAAGCAGAAAATGCGACACTTTGGAAAAGTGTTGCAGCTTGGATCGCTGTTAAAGTGGCTGCTTTCCCAGTTATTGCTGTATTTGCAGCTATTGCTGCTGCTATTGCTGGTGTAACACTTATAATTTATGGTATAGTAAAAGCTATAAAGACAGCAGAAGCAGCTAAACCTGAAAATCAATTAGCTACAGCTAAAGAAGAAGCTAATAATCTTGCTGAAGCTCTTGATAACGCTTAGACTGAAGCTGAGAATTTAGCTTCTGCTTTTGATTCTTATAATAGCGTAATAGATACATTAGAAGATTGTACTAAAGGGACTAGAGAATGGAAAGAAGCCCTTGAAAATGTTAATAGTGAAGTTCTTACTCTGTTATAGAATTATCCTGAATTAGCATCAATGACAAATGATAAAGGTGAATCTGCGGTAACTCGTGATGAAAATGGGATGTTGACTGTTGCAGATTGGGCGATGGACTCTTTAACTGAAGCCGCTAATAAAAAAGCATTATAGGCTTAGGCTGCTTCTTATGCTCAATAGACTCGCGTTAATGATTTACAATATTAGGTTGATGCCAATAGTGTTAAGAAAACAATTGCTGCGAAAAGTGGCGGAGATAATGATGCTGCAAGTTTAATTGTTGATAATCTTGATTAGTTTGTAGGTAAAACAAATGAAGAGATTAAAAAGAATATAACAGATTTATTCCAAGAAAATGGTATGGAATATGATAGTTCTGAATTAGCGGCATGGGTTGATATAATTCGTGAAGTACAAGGAGATTTGACTTCATTAAGCGAGTCTTTAGTTACAGGAACTACTGCCCTTGATACTTATAGTGATGCTCTTGTAACATCTGCGTTAACTGATAATGATAAAATTTAGGATTCTTAGTATTCTGATGAAATTATAGATGCAACATCAAAACTTTATGAAAAAAAATAGCAAGAACTTTATGATTAGTTATCTAATACTGATGCAACAACTTTAGCTAATCAATATGGTGAAGTGCAAGATTTAAAAGATTTTAAAGTCACTAAATTAAACTCAGATCGTACTATAGATTACTCATATACTGATGATGAGGGCGAGACTTAGACTGGTAATATTGATAAAGGAACAATGGCAGCTGTTGTTTCAGCAGCTTAGGCTTTAGAAGATGTTGGAACTAATGCTGAAAAAATTGCTGGTATTTTTGGTTAGATTTCTTCTGCTAGTGGAAATAAAGAAAGTTCAGATGCATTAGCTGGAATGATTGGTAATTAGGATCTTGAAGGAGCTACTTAGAAATAGTTATAGGCTTTAGAGAAAGGCCTTTGGGATTCTGGTGGAGCTGAAAATTATTTAAGCGATGTTTTAGGTCTTACCGATGAAGATGCTCAAGCATTAGGTAGAGATAGTGTGGATGCTCTCGCAAAAGAGCTGTCAAATAATATAAAAGACATCAATGATGTATGGGATGAAATAGAGATACCTGATGGTTTAACTGATAAAATTTCAGAATAGTTGACTGCTGGGACCGCTGAAGGTCTTCAAAATACTATAAAACAAGTTACCGATGGTGCTCTTGGCGGTATGGGTGAAACAACATTAACTGATTATATGAATACCATACTATCCACTTTAGATTCTGATTAGATTGCTGATGGGATTGCAGCTTTTACAGATGTTGATTGGTCTGATTGGGACGCCGCAGATTAGGTTGTAGATAAACTAGAGACTTTAGGAATTGATGTTTTAGAAAATGCTGATAGCTGGCAAAATTTTGCTGATGCAATGAGATATGCAGCTGGTGCAGTTCCTGATTTCAGTGGGATACAAGAAAATTTTGAAACACTTATTGGTTTATAGGATTCTCTTGCAGGCACAGAATTGAGTTCTGATTAGGTAGAAGCTTTAAAAACTCAATATGCTGGATTAGATGATTATTTAATTCAAACTGGCGAAGATACTTATACTTTAACAACTGATTTGTCTAATTTAAATGGAACTGATTTGTCTACTATATATACTTAGATGAATGATTTATATGAAATTTAGTAGAATATTATAAACAGTGATAGCTTATCTGAAACTTTAAATACACTAACTGATAACAGTGCAGGGATAGGCGGACTTAATGCAGCTGTTGAAGCTCTTTATGAAGATCCAAATGGACAAGCTTTATTAAACACTTTAGGATATACAGATGAAAGAATTAGAAATTTAATAGATGATGAAGATGGTATAAAAACTTTAGGTGAAACCGTTTCAAATTTTTTAAATGGTAATTATGAAGTTAGTTCAGGTATGGATGATGCATTGGCCGCAACTGCTGAAGATATGAAAGAACTTCAAGAACTATATGATAAAGGGTCTATAAGTGCAAAAGCATTTAATAAATAGGCTGAAGCTCTTCAAAACACTCTCGATGAAGATATTGATGAAGATGAATGGGAAGATTTAGCTGATTATATTCAAGATGCAGCTGATAGTATTGATGGATTAAGTTCAGAATTAAAAGATAATGAGAAAGCAGCTAAAAAAGTAGCTTCTGCATTGTTAAGATATGATAGTGCAGTTGAGTCAGTTGCTGATAATTATGATGATTGGATGGCTGCATTAAAAGCAGGAGATTTACAAGAATAGGCTGCTTTAGTAAGTGATTTATCAAATGTATATGGAGATTTATTAGATATTGATTCTAGTTCTTTCTCTGATGGATTTTTAACCAGCGCTGATAATTTAAAATTATTACAAGAAGCTGCTTATGGTTCTGAAGAAGCTTATGAAGCACTGCAAGAGGCTGCTGCAAAAGACATTTTAACTCAATGCGGAATTGATACTACTCAATTTGATGCAGACAAAGCATATATTGAAAATACTATTATAACTAAAGACGGCGGTACTTTAGCCGATTTAGAAGTAGGAGCCAGTATTGATGATACTGATTTTTTAAATGCGTTAAGTGAAATGGTAAATGCAGCTGGTATGACCGCAGAACAAGCAACAGCTTATCTAGGGGATATGGGACTAGATGCTACTGTTGAAATGGTAGAAACAAAATAGTCAGTTTCAAGAACTGTCAATAGTGTAAAACCAAATATTTTTTATGAAACTGCAAATTCTCCAATTATTGCAGTCGATGGATCAATATCAAATCAGAAAGTACAAGTCCCTAGAATTTAGTATAGCGCAAGTCCTCAGTCCATTACTGACACTAATGCTGGTGGAGGTTTTACCTTACAGGTTACTTCTGCAAGTAAAAAGTCTGGAGGTACTTTTAAATCTAAAAATACTACTCATGGTTCTGGAGGAAGTAAAAGTCCATCCAAGAGTAGTGGATCTGGTGGTAGTGGCGGATCTGGTGGTAGCGGTAGTGGCAGTTCTACAACAAATAAAGCTATTGATAGACCTAAAAAATCTGATAGTGTTACGAAATATAAAGAAATAACAGATAAGTTAAATGATATTACTAGAGCTTCTGACAAAGCTAGTAAAGCTATGGATACTTTATATGGTCAAAAGAAACTTGATAATATTGATGAACAAATTTCATTAATGAAACAAGAAAATGAGCTTCTTGAGGAAAAAGCAAATTTAGCTAAAGATTATATGAAAGAAGATATAACTACTTTAAACGAAACAACAAGCACTGCTTTAAAAAAGTTAGGTTATACAGGTTTTACTTTTACCATTGATGATAATGGAGAAATTAGCAATTATACCGAAAAAATGGATTCGTTATATGCTACTTACGAAAAAATGGTAGAAAATTGGAATAAAACTTATGAAGGAAAAGTTGAAAGTGATACTGCTACAACAGCTAAAGATAAAATTGATGCTCTTAAAAAAGCTATAGATGATATAAATGATGCAGTGAGCGAATATGATGATGATAGAACAGAGTATTTAGATGATCTTGATCAAATACAAGATAATACATCATCAATTCAATCTTTTAATTATAGTAAGATAACAGAAAAATTAGAAGTAAAACTTTAGTTAAATGAAAATGATAAATCTTTAATTGAATATTATATTGATAAATTATCAGATAATATTTATAAATCTGCTGAAGCTTTTGCATATATGGAACAATCAATGGATGCCTCTAAATCTGAATTAACTCAATATAAGGCATTATGGGATAGTGTATCATCAGGTTTTGAATCTGGAGATATTTCTTATGCTGATTACATTGATGGTTTATAGTAGTCTTATGATGGTATTTTAGATGTTCTATCTGCCATGAATGATTTAGATGATGAAATGATGCATTATTATGGCGATACATTAAGTGAAGCTAATAATGAGCTAAGTAAGTATACAGAGCATCTAAATAGCTTAACATCTGTATTATAGCATTATCAAAGTCTTCTTGAATTAACTGGGCAGTCTACAAACTATAAAAAGATGGGTGTTGTTTTAAAAGCACAAGCAGAGACTCAATTAAATAGTTATAATGTCGCTAAATAGAATTATGAAATGTTAGAAGAGTAGAGAGAAAGTATTGAAGCTTCAATTGCAACAGCTACTGCAGCTAATGATGAAGCTGCTTTAGAAATATTGCGTCAAAAGTGGTATGATATTATTGAAGCATCTGATGAAGCGCAAGAAGAAATGCTTTCTAATCTTGAAGAATATGCAGACACATTAAATTCTATTTTGACTAATACTTTATCTGAGGCTGCTGATCAGCTTGAAAAATTATTAACTGATGGTATAGGTTTTGATGAATTAAATAATTCTTTGTCAAGAATTTCTTCTAATCAAGATGAATATTTGACTAAGACTAATTAGATTTATGAGACTAATAAAATGTTGAATTAGTTAAGTCAAGACATGGAAAAAACTGACAATACAGCAGCTAAAAAGAAGTATGCGGCTTTCGCTAAAGAGATCGAACAGCTCCAGAAGAAAGATGATTTAAGCAACCTTGAATTATAGATTGCGCAAGCCAAATACAAAGTTCTACAAGCGCAAATCGCTCTTGAAGAAGCTCAAAATAGTAAATCTACAGTCCGTTTAAGTAGAGATTCTGAAGGTAATTATGGTTATGTGTATACCGCAAATCAAGATAATATTTCTAGTGCTGAATAGGATTTAGCCGATGCAGAAAATGAATTATATAATATTCGTTTAGACGCAACTAATGAATACGGCGAAAAAACTCTCCAAGCGCAACAAGATTTGGCAAATGCTTTAATTGAAATTGAAACTAAACGCCAAGAAGATTCTACTTATTCAGAGGAACAATATCAAGAAGATAGAGCAAGAATTATTTCAGAATATACTGATTTAATTACTACTTATTCTAACTTATATGGAATTGCGCAAGAAGGAGACGCTAAAGTAGTCAATGAGGCTTGGGTAAATACTTATAGTGATATTATTAAATCTGGTGATAGCTGGAAAACTAATGTTAGTGATTATGTTGAAAAAGTTGATAACGCTTTCCAAACTTGGGAAGACGATATGGAGCCAGTTACTGATACTATTGGAACTAATTTAAAGAGTTTAAAATAGAAAACGAGTGAAGTTACTAGTGAAAGTAAGACTTTAACTAATTACACTACTGGAACAGTTATTCCTGCTTTAAAAACCCAAATTGAAACTGTAAATAGTTTGACTAATACTTACGCTAATCAAAGAAAAGAATTATAGGAATTAATTTCTACATATGAAGACTATGCGAAGGCAATTGGCTATGAAATTAAAACTAATTCCACTTTTTATGATGCAAGTGTAGACTACAGTGCTTTAATTTCTACATATTTAGCTGCAGCAGAAGAAGTTGATTAGTCTATCGTTGACACATTAATTGCTCAAAGAGATGCAAAGATAGTCGGCGAAGGAATGGATAAAACTAAATATGGATATGGTACAACAGAATTTGAAGCCCATGACTATTATGCAGATTATTATGGCGTTTTTGAAGGTGGGAAAAAAGCTGCTGAGCAGATTAATAAATTAGTATCTTCTTTTGACACTGGTGGCTATACTGGTTCTTGGGGCAGCGAAGGAAAAGTTGCTATGTTGCATGAGAAAGAATTAGTTCTTAATGCAGACGATACTGAGAATCTTCTAAATACCATAGGCATAATAAGATAGATTTCTAGTGCAATTGATTTAAATGCGGCTTGGGCAAGTCAATTAGCTAGTTTAAATGCTTCTACAATAACTACAGCTTAGGAATCATTAGAATAGAATGTAACTATTACAGCAGAATTCCCGAACGCAACCGATCACAATGAAATTGAAGAGGCATTTAATACACTTATTAATAGAGCAGCGCAATATGCTAATCGCTCTTAATTAAAATAAGGGAGATGGACTAAAATCCATCTCCCTTATTTTATTTTGGCCTAATAGGGTTAAAAGATTATTTTTGTTTTTTAAGTAATAATAGATTAAGGAGAGAAAGGAGGACATACAATGGCAGATTATGCTGAAATTATATGCCAAGCTGTTGATGAAATTGTTACAAAGAAAATCGAAGGAATTAGCTATGATACAACATTAAATTGTACAATTACTGATGCAGAAAATGCGGAACTCGGAAAGTATACTGTTACTAATGGTTCTGCAACTTTTACGGCATATTCAGTAGTAACTAATTATAAAGTAAATGATGCTGTTTATGTCACTGTTCCTAATGGAGATTTTAATTAGCAAAAGATTATTATTGGTAAATAGGTAACTGATTCAAGTGAACCTTTTGTATTTACTAATCCTTTTAAAACTATTCTTGATATGTCTAATAATTTAATTATTGGAGATGTCGGCGAAAAAGGATTATTAGCAAATTGTCCTAATAATGATGATAATCTTCAAGAAGTTTTAGTCTGGAGTAGAACTTTTGAAAATCAAGAATTAAAAGATTATACTCGATTAGGTCTATCTGCAGACTTTAAAACTTGGCTAACTAATACTGTTTCAGGGGAATATGGATTAAGATTAGTTGTAACTACTAAATAGGAATTAACAACTTCTCTATTGGCAGCTTGTAATGGAATATAGGATATTTTAAATGATAGCAGTATTAACATCGAAGATGAATATGATAAAATGGAAAAATTTTATGATATTGGTTGGGGAACTAATGATATTATTACCTTTGATGAGTTTAAAGAAAAAACATTAGATGAAAAGAAATTATATATTACAAATTTAATGAATTCTGGCATATCTAAATATGTAATGTATTTAACGCAAGAAGATATGTATGGTAATCCTTATAATTTTGAGACTTACTTTAGTCAAGAAAAAGTTTTTGATATTACTTCTTTTGCGCGAATTACCGCTATGGAATTATATTTCTATTAGACTCCTGGGACTTTCACTGATATAAATGGAGATTAGATTGAATATCAAGATTTCTTAGGTAATAATTTACTCCCAAATTTATTTGTAAAAGAGCCATATGTATGTATTGGATATGATTTAAGTTCTTTTTCTGATGAACAAGCAATCTTATATACATTAGATTCTTCTACTTATATCTCTAGCACATCAGTTTCTGATGAAGATAATGCAAAGAATATTTAGTTAAGATGGTTACATCGCTTTTCAGATGGGACTATTGCTTAGGTAAACACTGATAGTGAATTAGATTATGATATTAGATGGTATAGATATAATCTAGGCGCGCCTTCGGCTGACGAATATTCTGGTGTCTATTGGGAAAAAACCAATTTAGAAAAAACTGAAACTCGAAAAGAAGAACTAGAAACTCTTGAGGCTATTAAAAATTATTAGCTGCTATTTCATTATGAAAATAATACAATTGGAAATGCTAATACTAATGAATATACCTATTATAAGAATTTTAAGCCTGGATATGATGATGGTAGTGGGGGAGAAGTTATTCCCTCTAGCGCTTTAGGCTCCTCTTATTCTTATTTAAAGGATTGGTCACAAAAGTGTTTAGATTATTATAATTTTTCTTCAGAATTTGCAGAACACGCTCTTGTAGGTATGAGCACTAACAGTATTCAAGTTACAGAGGATTAGGGATGGAAAGACCTATATGAAAAAGGTTTTGTCTATCATAATAATCTTCATAGTAATATATATGATTATTATACTGGAGACAAGATTACAAATAGTGGATGTTTGCATAGAGTTGGTTTTTGGGAATTGTTTACATTAGCTTATAAATTTTATTGGTTATATCCAGAAAAATTTGATAAGTTAGGAGCGCCAAATGTTTGGAAAACTGGCGGTACAGCTAATCCAGCAGTATGGGCTGATTATGCAGGGAAAAACTTATATACTGAACTTTCATATAAGGGTAATTCTCTTTTGAGTGATGCTAGTGGGACATTATTTACCTTAAATTCAAGTAATACTCCGTTAAAAAATTTATTTACTTATTTTACATAGAGCTTTGGCGAATGGGAATATGTGGAAGATGATTATGGATTAAGAGATTATAGACCTGCAGATACAATTTTATATAAGGAATTATACAATTCAGTATTAACTCTTTATTCAAAAATTGATGACCCTACATATACTGTTGTAGTTAAACCTGATTTATTTTCTTATCAATTGCAACCAGATTTAACTTTAAATGAAGAACAAATTAAAGTTATTATTTTATATGAGAATAGTCCAATTCGCAGTAATGTATTAACATTTACGAATGAACGAGAAGTGGTTAATTAGGTTACTGTAGATGTGACTTCCGCAGTTTAGGTAGTTTGTAACGATGGTACTTTTGGAAATTATAGAATATATAATGAAGGTAATGAATTATTAGATTCTAGCCAAAGTAAATACTGCCGAGAACTATTATGTCGTTTTGACTCATTAAATTATCCTGATGAAGCTAGTGCTTTAACAGAAGCTACTTCTATCACTTGGGCATTTCCTACTACAAATACCATGTTGCGTGCTTCATATGATGATGGTACTGTTTTAGATTATACAGATTTAGCTAAAAAGGCTGCGGCCGCAGGGGGCACATATGAGACTATTAATAATAAAGCTACAATTATTTATGATAGTAACTTAGAGTAGATTTTTATAACAAGACAAGCCGATGAAGATGATGGAGTTTCCATTAATCCTTACCAATATTACTATATTTATAGTTATTATTCTACAGCTTATAGTAACAATACCATTCAATGTACCGTGGTAAAAGATAGTGTTACTTACTATGGTGTAAAAGAATTTACATTTGGTGTTGCTGGTACTACTGGAACAGATTGTACCTTAGTTATTGATTTTGATAATAATGAAACTGCTGTTACTGTTGGAGGACAATATTGTGGCATATATGGTGAAGATGTAACTGAAGTTGCGTCTTATAAGACACCAACTTTAACCGCTAGATTATATGATTCTGAAAATAATCCAATTGATTTTAATGATGTCACTTCTGGAAAGAATTGTACATTTACATGGTCTTGGTTTTATGCTAGGCAAAATCTTGAAGGGTTAACAGATGCACCTACAGTTACAGAATACAAAGTTGTATCTATAACGCAAAAAAGTTTTGATGCTAAGAATAATAAAGAAATTGATGTTTCTCAATATTATGTATACTCTGATGGAAAGTATATAAAAGCAACTGGCTCATATGACTCTTCTACTACTTATTATATAAATAATAATGGTACATATACAAAAGTTGAAGAAGATTGTTATTATACTAAAGATAATGATGGAACATATATAAAAGCAAATTCATATAATACTTCTGATGTTTATTATGTCAAATAGAACGTTGTAAAATATGAAGCTACAGATTCTAGTGATAAGGATAAGTATTATATAGAAATTGTTAATGATGAAAATAATCCTAGTTAGGTTGAACTTCGACTAAAAGATGAAGCAGAACGTATTACTTATACATATGTAGATGAAGATGGAAAAACTCAACTAGATGAAAAAAATAACGAAGCACTACAAACTAGAATGAATAGTTTGTGGATATTGCAAGTTACTTTAGAGGGTTGGGGAGATTATAAACTAGTTGCTTATAAACCGATTCCTTTACGGCGTTATTATCCTAATCAGCATTATTTATGTATAACAGGCCCAACATCAGTAATTTATGGCTCTAGTGGGGAACCAAATTATTATAGAGACCCTTACAGAATTTGGTTGGCTCCAAGAGAGAATAATGTTGAAGTTAGTGGAAAATGGAGTATTTTTGTGCCTTAGTACGTGGTAAATGGTGAATCCTCTTATGATAAAGATAAATATTTTGTAGGGTCGCTTTCTAGCAAAAATATTTTATAGCCTTTAAATTGTTATGTTGATGATGCGCCTTAGTATGGAGTTTAGTTTAAGAATATTTCAGATAATATAATAGGATGGACATAGCCTGTTATAACAATTTAGAATAACTATCCATCAGCGATGTTAAATCAATGGAATGGTACTGATATTACTCTTGATACAAATAATGGAACTATTCTCTCTTCTGCGATTGCGGCTGGCCGTAAAGAATCTGAAGATAATAGTTTTAGCGGTGTAATATTAGGTGATTGGTCACGTTCTAGTACTGACACAGATATATCATCTTAGACTGGCTTATATGGGTTCTATCATGGTAGTATGAGTTATGCTTTTAAGGATGATGGAACTGGTTTTATTGGCGCAGCAGATAGAGGTAGAATTTATTTTGATGGTGATGGGTCATAGATTTATTCTCAAGAATGGTTAAATTCATCTGGTACTTCTGGAATGTTAATTGACCTTGATGATGGATATATCAATATGAATCGAGTTGGTGGATATAACTCTGTTAAACCAACGGAAAAAGAGTTTGGTACCAATGCAAATAAAACTTATTATGAATATCTTACCTATTAGAGAGTAACTAGTACAGTTAAAGATGATTCAAAGATATATTATTTACCTTCTGAATTTTTATCTATTAGTTTATCAGAAAATACTTATGCGAAAAATAAATATTTTATTTATGAAACGACAGGACCAGAAGTGACGACGACTGAAGGAGAAACTACTGGTTCGTTAAAAGAAGGCGAAGTCGTTGGTGTAAATACTTCAGAAGAAAAAACAACAGAAAGAACAAATAGTGATAATGTATATAGAATTACTACTATTATCACTTATTCATCAGTACAAGAGACTCCTGGAGCAGACGCTGGTAGTAGTTATACAAGGAATAAGACAGTTACTAAAGAAGTTGAAACTTATACTTTAGCTACTGGAGATTATAATAGTGAAAAAAAATATTATAAGATAAATTAGTATTCAAAAGCTTCTCCGACTGAATTAACATATTTTTCAAAAACAAATTATTTTTATATTTATGTAAATGATTATGTATTAGCTACTGATTATGATACAGGCGTTTAGTATTATATTAAATCATCAAATACAGACTCCCACTATATTACTTTAAGCAGCCAAGAAACTGAAAACTATCCTTTAGCTATTGGAACTAGTAGTTCTACTGGAAGTAGAAGTTTTAGAGTGGCTTGGGATGGTTCTACATATATTAATAATGGATATTTTGAAGGCAATGGAGTCTTTAAAGGGACAATCCACGCAGATGATGGATATCTTAAAAATTTAGACTTAACAGGCAATCTTACTGCCACAAATGGTACTATTACGGGTGGTACTATTACAGGCTCTACAATTATTTGTGAAAGTGGAAAAATTGGTGGATGGACTATTGGTAGTCAAAATTTATATGGAGGAAAAGTATATTTAGATTCATCTGAAGGCATTTTGTTAAATGATACTTATTTAAGAATAGGCACTTATAGCGAAGATAATAAAAGTTGGGAATATAAAGGACGCGTAGGTTATTTATCATCTGCTATTGGAGGCGGATCTTCAAGTAGTACTGGGACAGAAGAAGAAGATAGCGGAGATGATTTAGATGGTATTGGATGCTATTATACTTCAGGTAGCGCATCATCATAGATGAAAACTACAGGCTCAAATGCTGGTTTAAGTTATTATTATACTGGCGGCGGAGGAGGATATATATCAATACAAAAAAGTACTGGTGATTGGAATAATGTTATTAGTATGGGGACTACGGGCAAAATTTATATGAGTGCAGATACATTAACTGTAAAAGTTGATGCTGAAAAACAACATGGTATATATGCAAGATTCGCCTAAAAAAATAAAAATTTGCGTTTGGAAAAAATTTTTGGTATAATTAGAATATCAAAAGAGAGAAAGGAGTTATTAAAATGACACAAGAACAGCTAACTCAGCTTACTCGTATTTTTAATACGCTTTTGGGTATCTCCACTAATGGTGAAGGCACTCTTCTAATGTCTGATTGTATTCGTGCCCTACAAGAGATTATTAATGAAGAAAATAAGTCTAAGCAAGGCACTTCAGAACAGAATAACAATGTAGATGCGGAGGGTTAATGTGGAATGAGTAAATTGTACCCACCATATATTGAAGGTACCATTCCCGCATTTTATACTGATAATGAAAAAGGAACGGTTTTAACCGTTCCTTTTTCTATGAATAAAACTGTTAGTAAAAATCTAGTAAGTGGATTTAAAGCAAAGATAAAAACAGTTTAGAGTGGTACTTTTTTAGCATCTTTATCATCAAGTAATTTTGATATAGATGAACAATATATTGAGTTTAAATTAACTTCTGAACAAGTTAAAAAGTTTAATATTGGACAATATTATAAAGTTCAAGTGGCTTATGAAAGCAATGGAGAAGAAGGTTACTTTTCTACCGTTGGAGTAACTAAATATACTACTAAACCAGAAGTAACTATAAAGAATTTAAATTCTAATGAAATTAATTTTTATCAAAATAGTTATACCGGTTGTTATTCTCAATCTGGCGATGATAAAGATAGTAGTGAAAAAGAATATTCTTATCAATTTATTTTATATGATTCTAAGAATAATGTTGTAGCAGATAGTGGGATATTATTACATAATAATAGTAATGACACTTCATCTTATGAATCTTATGACACATACTCTTTTCCTTTTTCAGTAACAGATAATAAATCTTATTATCTAGTTTATAAAGTTACTACTATAAATAATATGGAAGTATCTAGTTCAAGATATCGTGTTATGCAAAAACAATTTATCACACCAACAATAAAAGCTTCTCTCTCTGCTAAGATGAATTTTGATAATGGTTATATTGATGTAAAATTAGTTGGTGATAAAGATAAAAATGGGAAAGAATACTCAACCACTGGGAAATTTTTATTAACGCGTGCTTGTGAAGATGATGATTATACCTAGTGGGATGAAATTTTAAAATTTTCTTTATATGGATAGACGCCTTCTCGTGACTTATGGAAAGATTTTACTGTTGTGCAAGGTAAAAATTATGTTTATGCCTTGCAACAATATAATGAATCAAATATCTATTCTACGAGAATTTTATCAAATGAAATTATGGCTGACTTTGAAGATATTTTCTTATATGATGGAGAGCGCCAATTAAAAGTTAGGTATAATCCAAAAGTAACATCTTTTAAGACAGATTATCTCGAAACTAAAGTTGATACTATCGGGAGTCAATTCCCATTTATTTTTAGAAATGGTAGTGTGGCTTATAAAGAATTTCCAATATCTGGTTTATTTTCTTATTTTTCTGATGCTGACAATTTATTTATGACTGATGATGAACTTGGTTTAGATTCTGAATTAAATAATATAACTAGAAGAGGAAAAACTCCTACAGCTCAAGAAATGGCTGAAGCAAAAGTGCGCACAATTAATCTTACTGGATACAATGTATCTGCGGAGCGCAATTTTAAGCTGGCCGCTATGGATTGGTTAAACAATGGAGAGCCTAAACTATTTCGTTCTCCTGGAGAAGGAAATTATATAATTCGTATAATTAATGTATCTTTAGCTCCAGAAGAAAAGATTAATAGAATGTTACATACTTTTTCTGGAACTGCCTATGAAGTTGCTGAATGTTCTTATGAAAATTTAGTTGATCTTGGGATCGTAAAAGTTGAGGAAATAGAATCTAAAGAGTAGTATTATGAAGCTACAGTTAATTTAGGTGCTAGTACAATGACATTAAAAGTTTGGGATAATAATTTACAAGATTTTTCTTCTATTTATGAAGATAAAAAAATTGATATTACTGGAGAACTTTTAGATGGTATTACTGCATTAAATACTACTTTTACAAATATGCTTCCTTAGAGTATAGTTATTATAAGACAAGTAGGATAGGCTGATTAGTCAATTATGATTGGCTCTACTGGTAATTATAAAGTTGATACGGATATAGAATTAGAGAGCATTCGTCCTTCTTCTTATGCCAAATACCAAGGAGTAATTACTTATAATTATTACAGCAATGAAGAGGTTAATGCTCTTGACAATATAAATAATTTAACTATTATTGAAATCCCTGCTAGACAATTTATAGGAAAACAAAATAATATTGTAGAGCAAATAAAAGATGTAAAAACAACAATTGCAAAATTTTATTATTTACATTTTTCTAAACGACCAATTCAAGAGTGTTATGAATATGGAGGAAATTATTATGAGGATAGTGAGCATACTACTCTTTTAAGTTATTCTTTGCCTTTATACTCTTATACAAAAGATGCCTTTTGGATTAATGGATGGCGTTTTGTAGGAATGCGAGAAGTAAAAGATTTATCAGCATCTGATTTTGCGAATGGTACGTATTATTATTTAACTTCTTATCTTTTTAAAGAAGAAGATACTTATAATTCAACAAGGACTTATTATAAAAAGGAACCATTTGTATTTTATTATGATTTAAATCGTCCAGGAGAAGAAATTATTTCTGCTGATAGTTATGAAAGAGTTAAATTTTTAACTGATATTATTAATGATGAGAGTTTTGATGGAAATACTGGAACAGCGTTGTTATCAACTTTAACTAAATATTCTACTGAAATTGTAATTGATGGGGATGTAGTTAATCTTGATGATAAAGAAGAATATAATATTGATTCTATGAGATTATGTGATGATATAACTATAGATAATGGAGTAATTTTAAACTGTGGATATTAGATATAGTCTATAGAATATATTATTGAATAGATGTCAAATGATTCAGAGTTTAAAAAACTTAAAACTGAATATAATAATCTTATTAAATATTTAAGTAGTGATACAATGAAAGCAAATTGTTTCCCCTATGGTAATAGTGATAGTACAGAATCTCAATATGTTGAAGATTTAGAATATGCTATAAGATTATATAATGATACTTATGAGTCATATGTAAATTACGTAGATTATCTATTAGATTAGGAGGCAGAAAGTAAATGAATCCTTTATTTGACAAAGATTTTTTAAAAGACCTTGATTAGAATCGAAATAAAGAAATCTATGCTAGAATAATTGCCTTAACTTTCTCTGAGTATCCTATTGAATAGATTGAAGGACGGGTTACAGGGGGTTCTATCAATATTGATGGTACCTCCACCGTTCGCCGCACTTGTAATATTACACTTGTCGCGCAAGAGATGAATATAAATGATTTTTATTGGGGACTAACTAATAAATTTAAATTAGAGATTGGTTTAAAAAATACTATTAATTCTAATTATCCTGATATTATTTGGTTTCCGCAAGGGATTTATATAATTACAGGTTTTAATACTGCTATTTCTACAAATAACTACACTATAACCATCAATGGAAAAGATAAAATGTGTATGTTAAATGGAGATATAGGAGGCGCTTTACCAGCATCTGTTGATTTTGGGAAAATGGATTCTTATGATACTATTTATAGCGAAGTCACTTTTGAAGATTCTTCTTCTTATATTGCTAATAAATATTATATTTTAAATCCAAATTATAGCCCTTCTGATGCGAAATCTAAACAATATATTATTAGCAATGAAGAGTATGATAAAAAATAGACTTATTATGAAAAAGATGATTATTATGAAACTGAAAGTATTCCTATAAAAACTATTATAAGAGAAGCTGTACATACTTATGCAGATGAATCTTATCATAATATAATTATTAATGATTTAGAAGATTATGGTTTAGAGCTATTGGAATACAGAGGAGATACCCCACTATACTTTTTATATAAAGATGGCTCTTTTGTTAATATGACTGCCAATGGAAAAACTAATTGTGTTGTTAATGGAGTAACTAAACCGCTAGAAGAATTAACTGGAAATGAAATTTATAATCTAGTTGATGGTTTTGATAATGATGCAATAAAAGTAACTTTTCCAGATGAAAAAGAGTAGAATGAATATTTAATTGCTAAAGTTGAATATGGAGAAACCGCAGGATATAGGCTAACAGATTTAACATATTCTGGAGATTTGATTTCTTCTGTTGGAGAGAATCTAACTTCTATTTTAGATAAAATAAAAAATATGTTAGGAGAGTTTGAATATTTTTATGACCTTGAAGGACATTTTGTATTTCAAGCGAAACAAACCTATGTAAACAGCTCATGGAATACAATTGTCAATATTGAAGGTGATAAATATGTTGATTCTGCGGCGACCACATCAGCTTCTACCTATAGTTTTGAAGATAATAATTTAATTACAGCATTTCAAAATAGTCCAACATTAACAAATTTAAGGAATGATTTTTCAGTCTGGGGATAGAGAACTTCAACCAGTAGTGGAGCGACAATTCCCATTCATGCTCGTTATGCAATAGATACTAAACCTACTGAGTATAATTCTATTGACGTTACATTAGAAGAGGCTAAAGCATTTAAAAGCCAATTTCCTGATATTTTTATAGGTGATGCTCAAAAATATATTTAGAGTTCAGTATCTTATACAGATGAAGATTATGATTGGCGAGAAATAATTTATCAAATGGCTATGGACTATTATGCTTATGGTCAAGTTGATGAATTTTATTCTAAAGTGGCTGCCGCAAATCCTACCACTTATCCTAATGGAAAAACAGGATATGAAAAATATTATGTTGATATGCAAGGTTTTTGGAGATAGTTATATGATCCAGACCCTGATATTACTTATTCATCAACAGGAGGCTATTATGCCGCTACAAAAGAGTGGGTTGATGAAGATTTAGGAACATATAAAATTGTAAAAGAATGGGTTGATTATGTAGAGGATACTGACAATCCAGTGTGTGATTACTATCTTCCTATTAGCGCTTCTGGAAAAACAGAAGCTGAAATCAATAAAATGACTACTTCATAGAAAAGTGCTTTTTATAGTATTTATTCTGATAATTATAAATATTGGAATAAAAATGTTGTAGAATCTCCAGAGTTATTAAATTTTTGGATTGACTTTATGGATGGAATGGAGTCTTATTCCATTCCAGTTGTAGGAGATCGCTCAAAAACTGTAAATGATAATGATGTTACTTCTATTTATTTTAGAGAAACTCCAAATGTTATTTTTACTAGTTATAGTGATTATTCTTCTAGTGATATTAAAAGTGGATACACCTATGTATTTTTAACTTCTAGCCTTGAGAATTTATTTACCATAAGCGCGCAAGGTAAAAGCGCTAAAGACGAAATTGATGATATGCTATATAATTATACTTATTGCATTGAAAATATTACCATTACAGCAATTCCAGTTTATTATTTGCAACCAAATACTAGAATTTTTGTACATGATGAAAATAGTAAAATCAATGGGGAGTATATTATGACTAAAATAACGCTCCCATTAGCATATAATGGAACAATGTCTATTACAGCAACTAAAGCTGCTGAGAGATTGTATTAAGGAGGTTAAAAATAATGGCAAAATTAGTTAAACAATATCGCTATTATAATGATAGCGATGGTCTTAATTATCCTACAACCATGACATCTATGAGATTAAGATCTGGTAGTATATTTTTTACAGATGACCAATTAGAAGCTATTGTTGAATTAAAAATTTAGGCTTTACCTGGAACGAAGTTTTATTTAAACTATAAAGCTAATCCTATTATTATTGATTCAACTGGAATATATGAACTAAATGTAGATACTATAACAGAAATTACAGGATTATTTTTTGAGAACGAGTCTATTCAAAAAATAAGAGATACAGAAGGCGCGTACTTAATTGTTAATGCTCTTTATACAGTAAAAGAATGAATTAAACCGACTTGGATTTTAAAGGCCAGGTCGGTTTAATTCATCTTACAAACTTTTTAAGTTAATTGAAGAAAACAAAGAAAGGAGTATAGTATGGCTACAGTAAGTTATGTTAAATTTATCCGTGGTACTCCTGCTGCGTTTAAGAAGATTACCACTCCAGATAAAGATACTTTATATTTTATTAGTGAAACAGATGCCAATTACGGTTCATTGTATTTAGGCTCTAAGTTAATTAGTGGCGGTGAGGTCTCACTAGAGAAATTAGAAGATATATTAATTTCTGAAGTGAAAGATTCTCAACTGTTAGTTTATGATGAAGCTTCTTAGAAATGGGTTAATAAAAGTATTTCAGATGTTGTTTCTGTTATGCAAGGTGCCACAAAAGAAAATGATGGTATTTCTGGTCTTGTTCCAGTTCCTAAAGCCGGAGACCAAGAATCATTTTTGCGCGGAGATGGCACATGGGCGCCGATTCCAAGTTCAAGCTTATCTATTGATACAAATATTTTTACAAAGACTTCAAGCAATGTATTAACATTAAAGGGACTAGAGACCGCAGAACCTGGTTCATTGCTTGCATTAGATGATAACAATCAATTAACTTATGTTTCTAAAAATAATTTTTATACTAAGGATGAAGTTAATAATTTATTAACTGGTTAGTTATCTCGTAAAATTGTTGGCTCAATAGAAGATATTGACTTAGAAGCTAATGACGCTACTAATCATATCTATATGGTAAAAAGTGGTTCATCTGAAGGTAATTTATATACTGAGTATGTTGTTATTGATGAAAAGCTAGAATTAATAGGGTCTACAGCAACAGATTTATCTGGATATATAACTACTACTGTCTATAAGGCTCAAGTTGGTGATTTAAACAAACTTGAGGAAGGCACAAATCTTGTTGATGAAATTGTAAAGATAAATGAACGATTGATTTGGCAAGATATTACTGAAGAGGAATAATTTTTCATTTTTTACAAAAAAGATGAAAGCAACTTTAAAAAGGAGGATAAATAATGGCTGATTTAATGTTTAAACGTGGTCTAGCTTCAAAATTACCAGCAAAAACGAGTGCAACTGATGGTACTTTTTATTTAACTACCGATACTGAGCGCTTATATGTTGGTGTTGGATCTAACCTTGTTGAATTAAATAAATCTATTAGAACCGTAAGCACACAATCTTCTTTGCCAACAAGCGGAGTAGAAATTGGTGATTTTTATTACATTACAGACAAAAATATTATTGCCGTTTGTACTGCTACTGGTTCTTTAGCTTCTGATATTAAATGGACACAAGTAAATCCAGATACATCTCTATCCAAGAGCACAGCTAATACGTCTGTTTCACTTAGCGAAAGCACTGCTACCGTTACAAACAAGATTACTGATACTAATGGCAATGTTTCTACAGGTAGTTTCCAGATTGAAGCTAGTGGCAATTTGACTATGACTGTCGATGGCACAAAAATCAAGCTTGAAGTTCCAGATGGCGCTAAATATGATTTAACTGCTGAAGATTCTACTACTAGTAATGCAGTCGGTATTGCTTTAACCAATCAGAGCGATGATACAGACAAAGATACTGTTCTTTTAAAAGGTAATGATAATGTAACTGTCAGTCGAGATGGTAATACTATTAAGATTGAAAGCAAAGATCCTTTTAATAAGAGTTTAAATGTTGAATCTTTAAGTTCAACAAGTACAGGTACAAATAAATCTGGTTTTAAAGTTAATGTTGTTGATGGCGGCGGCACTGTATCTGGTGTTGTAGATCCAACAGTGACTTATGGTGACAGTACTGATACTACTAGTTCTGCAAAATTTGAAAATGGTAATCTAACTCTACAGGTTTATACCATTGGTCAAACTGATTCTGCAATTGACACAGCAGTTAAAAAGGCTACTTCTGCTTTTGACGCCATGGAATATAAAGGTACTGTTAGTACTTTAAATGCCTTGACAGGAAAGACAGACCAACATATTGGGTATACTTATAAAGCTTCAGATGGCTTCACTTTATCTGATACTTATTCTACTACTGGAAATAAAGTTGAAGTTAAAACTGGAGACCTTTTAATTGCGCAAGGTACTGAAGACTCTAACGGTGTAATTACTGGTACTGTAAAGTGGGATGTAATTCCTTCTGGCGATGAGCAAACTATTACTTTCTCTAGCGATGCAAGTACTGGTGTTTCAAAAGTAACTGATGGAGAGACCGCAACTGGATATCAAGTAAAGTCTGGTAATATGACTGATGTCGGTTATACTGTTGAATCAACTGGTACTAATAAAGGTGTAGTTGTCGCCACAGTTAATCACAAGACAGTTACTGCTCCAACTCCAACGGCTGGAAATGCTAGCAATGATGTAACTCAGACTTCTGGCGATAGTGCTACATTTACTGCTATCACTGGACTGACAGAAGATGGGTATGGACACGTTACTGGTATTACTACTCAAAAATTAACTGTTGTAGATACTCACAACGTTCTTAAAAATGTTGATACAACAGCTACAGATGCGGACACTTCTGATCTTCAAGTGGCAAATATGGGTATTAAAGTAAATAGTTCTGATGGCGATGGTGGCGTCGGTACTATGCAACTTACTTCTAAAACCTTGACTCTTACTAGCAGTAACACGGCTAAGACTTCTTCTAAAGGCGCTATTGGCTCAATCAATGTTGATTTAGCATGGGGTGAGTTTTAAGGGCAAAGCTAGTTAAAGTATAATTTGCCTTTTTGATATTCTGTAGAAGGAATATCCTTATATAATACGGGAATAAAAGAAAGGAATTTCTTTTATTCCCGTATTATTTTTATGTATATATTAAGATAGAAAGGAGATAAATAACCTTATGAGTGATAAAATTCAATTCACTCCTGTGCGTGGCGCAGAAAAGACTATTTTGAATATGAAAAAGCAAAATGGTTATGTTTACTTCGCTACTGATACAGGTCGTATCTATATAGACACAGAGACAGAGAATAAATAGGTTATTGGCGGAAATGGTGTTTCGCTATTTTATGCAAGTGGAACGGCTACTCAAGATCCAATAATTGATGACCAATATACTATTACATTATCTGCCATTACTGACTATTAGAATTGTAAGGTTAATGATTTAGTTTTAAATCAACTTGATGGTTGTTTTTATAAGATTAAATCAATTTCGCTCAAAGATGATACTGCTTCTTGTTTGCGGTTATCTGTTAGTGGAGGCAGCGGTGGAACTGTTTCTTCTACCAAAAGAGGAAAAGTTTTAATGTCGCTGAATAGCGAACCAGATATTTTAAATGGCGATACAGCTACTGTGACAATTACTGTAACTTCTATGACAATTGATGGCGATGTTGTTCAGCAAGCTGTGCCAGTAACTATTACTTTAGCAGAAAGAGATAGTGTATCTGGTACTTATAAGACTTATTACACTGTAAGTCAAACTGCAACACATGACGTTCCTTTTACTTTTGATGCGACTTCTGTTTTAAGAGATTCTGCTGAAACTAAAATTACTTGTACAGCAAGTCCTTCCGCAAATAATGAGTTTAGTATTCCTAGCAATGAAGTTACAATTACTACCCATGCTCTTTCATTAGAGTGGAATAGCACTACATTTGATAGTGTTAAATATTTTGAGAATAATAGCGTTACAGTAAGTTGCGGAATTACTACAGGAGTAAACCGCATTTTAGATATTTATTTTGATGACCAGCTAGTCTTTATTGGTACTTACGATAAATCTTCTAGCAATAATCCTTCTAATGTTGATTGTACTATTACTCCTAGTACAAAAGTTTTAAGTAAAGATGGCACTATTGTAGGTACTACTTTAGCCGATTTGTTTACTCATGGTTCTCATATTGTTAAAGCTAATTTGAGTTTAGCTACTACAGAAGGAAATAGAGGAAATAGTACTGGATTTATTAGCAAAGAAATTGCTATTAAGATGAATGATGATATGCCTTTGATTTGGCTTGGTGATTATCAAGATTCTTATTATGAGTATGATACAATTCTTTTGCCTTATCGAGTATATGATCCAGCCGCTTCTCAATATGTTGAAGTCCATTTGTCTAAAAATGGTGTTGAGATTGAAGGTTCTCCTCGTAGCGTTGAAGCTAACTCCACCTCTTGGAGCTATTGGGAAATTTCTGGATTGCAAGTTGGCAGTCAAGATTATTATACTATTCGTATTGGTAAAGATGAGCAAGAGACAAAGAGAAATATAACTTTTAATATTTTAGAAGACCCTCGTCACATGGGTGTTGTTGAGACTCCTGTTGTTTCTTTTGAATCTACTGGACGCTCTAATACTGAAAGTAAAGCTAAACGTGAGACCTTAACTATCAATGGGAATAAAGCTACTTTTACTAATTTTAACTGGTATAATAATGGTTGGGTGTTTGACTCAAATCAAACTACTTGCTTAAGAGTTAGTAATGGAGCATCTGTATCTATTCCAGTAGATAGTATGATATTCCAAGGTGGCGGTACTACATCTGATAAACATACTGTTGAATTTTAGTTTAAAATTAAGAATGTCCAAGATTATTCTAAATTAATTACTAGTTATACTCGTTATACAACTAGTGATAGTTCTTCAGTTAAAAACTGGGATGACAGCCAAGCTTTTGAAGATTTTAAAGCAGATAAAGCTGCAGGTGGCTATACTAACTATGATGCTTATTTAGCTAACTATTGGCTACCTAACCATGAAGGCGCCCCTGATTATGATGATTTGGAGTATAAGAGTACTACAAAAACATTTGATTTTAATAATGTTGTTTGTACTTATGCTACTCGCTCTAATGGAGAATTATCTGAATCTAACGCTGGTATTTATATTGGCCCTGCCGATGCTTTCTTTACTAATGGCGTAAACTCTGTTACAGTAGATTTTATTGAAGATGAGTTAATTAATCTTTCATTTGTATTCACTGGTGGCACAAATAAGACCGGTGGAGATAAGCTTATGGAAGTTTATCTAAATGGTATTTTAACAAGTGTAGCACGTTCTACCGCTGATTCTCAATGGTCTATTGACTCTAACGAAATTGTATTTACTTCTAATACTTGTGATATTGATATTTATAAGATTAGAACTTATAACAAAGCGTTATTAGCGAATGAGATTATTCAAAACTATGCTTTTGATTTAAAAGATACTGATATTTGGGATCAAAAAGATTTAGGCAAAACCAATAACACTTTGAACGAGTATCAGTTCTCTTATAGTAAGATGATTGAATATAACGAAGAGCATCCAAGCGCACCTTTGATGCCATATATGATTCTTTATACTACAGAAGCCAAGAGCCAAAACAGACTTCCTTATAATAAATCTAATGAGGCTGTTGTTGGTAGTATGGAATTTGTTAATACTGCATTAGATGCTGCTTATGCTAATGGCTCTTTGTCTAAAGCTGCAGAACAAGTAGGAATGAGTGTTGAAGATTATTATATTCACCACTGCCCAAGTTGGATTAGTGCTGATAATAAAGTAAGTTTTAGTGTTCAAGGGACTTCTTCTCAGTTCTATCCTAGAAGAAATTTCAAAGCTAAGACTAAAGGTAATATGTATAATAATCGTGGCCCATTTGCTCTTGCTTATGCTGATGATCCAACTTCAACGCCTTGTAAGACTTTCTATTTCGACAATGATACTGTTGGAACAGATAAATTTACTTTAAAGATTGATTATATGGAATCTTCTGGAGATTATAATAGAGGTTTTGCTAATTTAGTGGCAACAACTTATTCTAAGCATCCTATTGAAGATTATGAAAGTGCTTTTGACAATTTCGACCTATATGGCGATGTTGATGATTATCGCACTTCTGTTCAAGGATTCCCTGTGCTAGCATTCCATAAGCCAGATGATGTTGATGAACCAATCTTTATTGGTAAATACAATATGTTGGTTGATAAGGGCTCTGCAGAGTGCTATGGCTTTAAACCTGATAAAAAAATTACTTCTAAACCTTTGAATGGCGCAAAAGTTAGAGATATTACTGAGTGCTGGGAGTTTGAAAATAACTCTCGTGGATTTTGTTCTTTCCGCGACCCATGGAGCAGAAAAGAATTAAGCTTTAAAGCCCCTGAAGGCTTAACAGATTCAGAAATGTACACTGCCAATGGAGCGCCTATTGTAGCAGACTCTTTTGAATATCGTTATAGTTCTAATGATGATAATATGGATTTGCTATATGATTTAGCTTCTTTAACTGAAACCAATCAAAAAGATTTGGTTGATAGTTTTGTTAATACTGTCCCTGACAAAGTGACATTAACAACTGCATTAGATGAAGAAGGTAAAGAATATACTAGCGGTATTGTTAATAGTGCTGGTAATACTGTCGATGTCGTAAATGATAAAGAGAGTGGTAGACAACTGTTACTTGATTTGTATAGCAACTGGGAGCGCGCCGTCGCTTGGGTGTGGTCTACTTGTACTGATGCTGTAATTGATGGGCTTGGTGAGATTCCTTCTATTGGATCTTATGAAGTTGTTCAGCTAGCTGAAGAAATTTACAAAAAAGGCTCTTATTATATTCAAAATATTGATGGCACCTACTCTTTATCTAATGGAGAATTTGATAAAGATGAAATTTATTATGTTGTAAGTGGAAGTAATAATGGTGAAACTGAATATCGTGTAATCATTTTAACTGATACTGCTGATAATAAATATGTTGCTAAGACTTATTATACAAAACCTGATGAAGATGAAGAGATTTATATCTTATCTGAAGATAGCTTTAATCAGTCTGAAACTTATTATAAATTAGTTGAAAATGAAGATGCTATTTCTAGTGATTGGGATTTAACAGAGCCTGTCACTTATGGTGGTAAGACATATAAAAAAGATACTAAAGAATATCGTCAAGCCAAGTTTGTAAATGAACTATCTCAGCATTTTGATTTGGAGTATTTAGCCACTTATTTCATTATGACTGAAATTTTTGAGTGCTATGACTCTCGTGGTAAGAATGCAATGTTCGCCTCTTGGGGCCCACAAAAGACCGGTGGAGATTATATCTGGTATCCAATTTTCTATGATATTGATACTCAGCTTGGTATTAACAATACTGGTATTCCTTCTTTTGAATACTATGTTGATGCTACTGAAGATGGTACATTCTCTACTAATGATAGTGTTCTATGGAATAATTTCTATTATTACTTTAAGGGTCTAATCACTGATAAATACAAGCAGTTAATGGGCAACCAATCTAGTAATTTTGGTTCTATTAGTAATCCTATTTTTGCAAGAGATAGAAACAGTAGTAAAGTTGCAACTGTTGAAAAATGGTATCAATCTGACCCTGATGTGACTGGAAGTTATGCTATGAAAGGCGATCGTCCATTATTAGCTTATAACCTTGACGAATACTTCAAATATATTACTCCTACTAACTCTCTAGCTAAGAACACTTACTGGGGTCGTTTAACCGATTCTGGCTCCTTCGCGCAAGAGGATGATACTTACTTCTATGCTTTACAAGGAGATAGACACCTATATCGTCAACAATTCTTGACTAACAGACTTGAATATATTGACTCTTGGCTGACTCTTGATAACTATGCGCGTGGCGGTTCTAATCGTATTAGAAGCCGTGTGTCTGCAAACAATCCTACCAATACTTCAGATAAATGGATTGCTGGTACTGCTACTAATGGCGTATCTGGTTTAACTACAAATGAACCTTATTGGGCAGATGAAGCTCAGACAATTAAAAAGCATGAGTTTGATGGTGAATATTGGATTACAATGACCCCAATCAGAAATTCTTATGTTACTGTTGGTACTGACGCAGCTAACTTCCCATCTCTTAAGTATACTGGCTCACCCATTAAGTTTGAGACTTCTGACTTAAAGAATGGCGTTATGAATAGTGGTAACTATCGTGAGCAATTATATTATATTTATGGTTTGAATCAGATGAAGAGTCTTGGTGATTTGAGTAAGTTATATTTACAAGAATTTGAATTAACAGGTTCTGCCACTAAGATGACTGATTTACTTTTGGGCTATGATGGTTTAGATGAAAATGGAAGTAGCTATCGTAATAATGATGTAAACTTGTGGACTATTCCCGCAGGCGCAGAAACCGGAGATGGTATGCCTCTATTGAAAGAAGTCAATTTAAGTAATATTACATTTAAAGATAGTAACCCCACATTTGATTTCTCTAGTTGTGAAAAATTAGAGAACTTTAGAAATACTGGTTCTAATATTACTTAGGTTTCTTTCGCCGATGGTGTTGCTTTGAATACTTTATATTTAACCAATGAGACTAAAGTATTAAAGTTGACTGAAGCCAGACTATTAACTGATTTGGTTGAAAATTATGTAAACCCAGTTAAGAATAGTACTACTTCTAAGCTTGAAGTTGCAGAAGAAAATCAAGGGCTTTATATTGCAGATTTAACAGATAAGAGCAACGATGAAGCTACTACAAAGATTACCACTTTGAATATTGCGGGTGGTGGTTTAGGTTATAATTCTTATGTCCTTTTGGAGAAGTATTATAATGCTGCTATAAAAGAGCCTGGAACTACTAGAAAAATTAATTTAACTGATGTTCAATGGAGTCCTTACACTCTAATTGAAGATACAGAAACTGAGTATGATTCTAGTGCAAAGTATTATGTTGATAATGGACATTTTGGTTTAGAACCTTATGAATATACTACTGCTGATAATTGGCAATTAAATTTAAATAATAAAGTTATTTATTTATATGACCCAGATGTAAGTGGTATTCATTTCAATGAATCAAATGAGCCTACTAATATTACAGCTCCTGACTTATTTAAGAGCTTAGCTAACGCTTCTTCTATGCAAGACTTAGTAAGTGGTTCTGTGCCTAATATTACTGGTGTTGTTTATATTAACAATGATGAAGAAATTGATGAAGGTGACATTCAAACTGATCTGCAAGAAAAATATCCTGATTTAACTTTCTTCTTTAAGACTGTTAAGAAGGGTTATTCTGCTAGATTCATTATCCAATAGGGAACGACTTAGACCTTGGTTGGTAGTTAGAAAATTTCTAATGATGATTATTCTGATACTATTTTCTTTAAGAAACCCAGCTATTCTTTAAGTGAACTAAAAGACTATATGCCTAATTATAATTTCTTAGGCTGGGCTACTGATGCTGATGGCGAAAACATGGTTATAACTTATACTAAGATTTAGCCAGATGATGGAACTACTTAGACATAGGTTATAGAAGAAGATAAGTGGGATACTCTGAAATTAGACAAAGAATAGAAAGATTATACTTTCTATGCAATTTTCTCTATTAAGCAATATATTGCTCGTTTCTATGATAGTGATATGACCACATATTATGATGTAATCGTTGATGATGGTTCTCTACTATATGCGCCTGGCGGTTCTTTTGTCCCTTATTTAGATGACTCTGATCTTGAATTAGAGAAAACATATGCTCATAGCGGTTGGCGCAAGCTTAATATCAATGAAACTACAACTGATGTTACTACTGGAACTGCTACTGATTTGTCTAAAGGGCTATTAATAAGTGGATACACAAGATTTGCTCCATTGTTTAAATAGGCCAGTGTATATGATAACGTTTTAGATGATTCTATGCTTAAAATGACATGGGATGACACTTACGGAGGATTTACAATTGGATTGGCTCCAAATACACATTTATCTGGTAAAATTACACTTCCTATTAGTGTAAAAGGTATGAAAAATGAAGTCTTAATAACTGCTCCTGTAGTGGGAATTAGTTCAGAAGGCTTTATGGCAAGTGAGACAATTCTTTCAGGAAATATTACTCATATATTCTGGGAAAAAGGTGACAACCAAGTTAAAATTATAAAAAGTCAAGGTTTTAGATAGATGTCTAGCCTTAAATATTTTGAAATGCCTTCAACAGTTACTTCAATAGAGGGGTATGGGTTCAATGGATGTCCTTTATTATTTAAGGGGGCTGCACAAAGTTATATTGATAATTGGTTTTCTCATATTACTAATATTGGAGGCCGTGCTTTTATTAACTGCGACAGTTTCCCAGATACTGTAAATTTCCCTGGATGCTTAACCGTTATTGGTACAAGAGCCTTTGCATCATTAGGTACTCTATCTAATATTACATTCGGTGGAGAAGGAGACGAGTCTTTGCTCGATGCAGGACAATGCGGAGAGGAGATATTTGATGGAGTAACATTTGATAAGATTACTATTTATACAAAGAAAGATGAATCTTATTTAAATAAATTAATCAATTGTTTCCTATACGCATCTTGTAATAGTTTTAGTAGAGCAGACCCCTAAAGAAAAGGAGATTAAATAAATGAAAAAACAAGTTATTTATAAATATCTTGGCACTAATGGAACGATTGAATCTCCAGTTCATCTTGAAGATATTTACTATGTTCGTTCAGTGAGATTAGTCGCTGAAACAGGAAAAGCTCTTACAAACGGTGATAGAGTAGTTAGCTCTATCACTGTTCCAGAAGATGAAGTAGACCAATGGTCTGAGATTGAAAGCCAAGGCCAAGAATGATTATTTAGTTATTTAAAGTTTTTAAATAACCATGAAGAAGTAAAAGAGGAGAAGAAAATATTTTTCTTCTCCTCTTTTTAAAAAATTTTTAAAGAAAGGACGATTGCGTAGTGATTACAAAGGTAACCAAAGACAATAAAGGTCTTTATAAAGCTTTGTTTGAAAGAGCTGGATCTGAATATAGTCAGCTAGGCACTGGTACCGTTGAAATTAATACTATTGATGAGTATTTTGCTTGCTTTAAGTCTTTGGCAAGTTTGAATCAAGTTTTTACGGTTCTGCCTTTAGACGAGCCTACTTTAGATATTGATGCTAATACCAGAGCAATTACTATTCCTGCTGATTTTAAGAAGAATGGTATCTCTGTGCAAGGTGACCAAGTTGCTGAAATTGTTTACTTTACAATTGATAGATATTTTGATACAACCGACTTATATGATGATGATATTAATATCGTTATTCAATGGGAAACCGCATCTAGCGGAAAGACAACTAAAAAAGGTATTTCTCCTGCAATCTTGAAAGATATTAGCCTTTACAAAGAAGAAGGAAAGCTGCTATTCGGTTGGGCTATCAACTCTAATATTACTGAATATGCTGGTACTATCAAGTTCTCTGCACGTTTCTATCGTACTCAATTAGGTGATGATAAAAAGCCAAAGATTACTTTCAGTTTGAGCACTTTGACTGCAACTGCTACTGTGAACCCCGGCTTAAATTATGAATTTGTTGATGGGGTTTCTTCTGTTGAAGTTTATAATGATACTGCTCTTGTTAAGAATCGTTTTAAGGATAGTGTAACTCCTGATAGCGTAACTTCCGCAGATGAGCCTGAGTTGTTATATAGTATTCCTAATAGTGAGTCTGATTGCTTTAAGCATGAAACTGTTAATATCGGTACTGAAGATGAGCCAGAAGAAATCACTTATCATTATGTTGATTTAATTGATGGTGAACCTGCCTATTATACCTTTAAGGTTCAAGCAGTATCTGAGGCTGGTATTATTACTTATGAGTGGACTCGTACTCCTTTGAATTCTGCTCAAGCAGATAGTATAGATGGAACCACTGAGTATATTCTAACTACAGACACAACCTATTCTGGTCAACATACTTATTATACTAAGTCTACTGCAAATGGAATTGATTCTTATACAGTACACCCTGTCAATGCTTCTTGGGTAGGCACAGAGATTCCTGAAGAGACTGCCGCTACTCTTTATGAGCGTTTTAACACTTTAACTGCTACTCAAACTGGTGATTATCAAGTTAAGGCTTTAAATCGTAATGGTATTGCAAGTAATGAAAAGTATAGTGATATTGTGCGTATTCCTGGGCCTGAAACCTTGACTGTTGTTTATCCTGATGCTCAAGAGACTACTTATCTCACCGATGGAGAAGATGGCGCAGGTGTAGTGTCTATTAGCGCTACTGGATCTACTCCACAAGATGGTGATAAGATTACTTATAGTTGGTATCGCATTGGAGATGATGATACGGTTCAAGTTGAGACAACTGATATTGGAGTTCAAAATACTTATGAGATTCCAGAAGTGAAGTCTGATGCTCGTGCTTTATATGATGAGCAATATAAAGTTGCTGTATATGCGTCCCGCAATGGTGATGATAGTGAAACGCAAGAGTATACATTCCGTGTAACTGATAAAGCTCACAAGCCTATTGTTTCTCCTAATGGAACTCAATTTGATTTGATTCCTGGACAAACTATTGAATTAACTGCTAAGATTCAAGTAACTGATATTGTAGCAGATAGTATTACTTACTCTTGGTACAAGAAAGTTATTGATACTGAATCTGGTGAAAGCGTTGATTATAATGATCCCTCTAATGATGCTTTAATCAGTGTTGGCAAAGATTTAGAAGCAGTTTATGATAAAGAAAGTAAGGCTGTTGAAGATATTGGCGTCACTATTGATGCTGCTGGAACCTATTATTGTGTTGTTACTAATCATGCTAATGGCAGTGAGGCTTCTACCACCTCTGAGTACATCCGTGTAAGTCCAGTTTAATCAGATGTAAATTGAGAAAGGAGTAATGTGTTATGTCAGTAACAAAAGTAACTTCTTACGAAGATTTATTATTTGATATTTAGAATTACACTGATGAAGGTGGTAAAAAATATCCATAGCTGACTAATTTACTCCCAGCCGATACGCAGGTATATAATCTTGATTTGAACACTAGAACTGCGGAAACCCCGCAGTTCTTAAGTGTTCAATTTGACCATAATGCTGAGATTATTTATTTTAAATGCGCTCGCTATTTTGATAATATGGACTTAGCCAATACAGTTTGTGTTATTGAATATTTAAATGCTGAACATAGTGAAGGAAAAAAGAAAGTCCGTGATGCTGGTATATTCTGGGTTCCTTATTATGATATTGGGCATTATGATATTGAAGTTGATAAAAAGGGAAATCAGATTTTAATTCCTACTATGTATATTCCTTGGTCTGTTGGCGGATTGGCAACCGCGTACTCAGGAACTATTACATTCTCAGTCCGATTCTACCAGCTTGATGGAGACGGAAAATATTATCTTTATAATATGAGTACTAGACCAAAAGATGGAGAAATCTTACATGGTATGGATTTGTCTGATGAAGAACTAGAGACTTTTAAAATAGATACAAGTATTGTTACACAAATTTATAGTGATTTGTCTAAAGTAAGAGATATATCTGCCACATATTGGGTGGAAGTATAATTAAGGGGAGACTGCGGTCTCCCCTTTTTTCATTTCTTTGGACAAGAACATTTAAATCTATGAGCAAGATATTTAAATACTAATAGAGAGGTAAGATACTTTTCTATTTTAGTTATAAAGATTCTTATAGGGAAGCTCTTACTATATCTATTTTAGGGTATATAAAAGCTTCCCTATTTTTTATTTTTAAAGGAAAGGAGGAGACGCCATACATGGCATTGTTTAAAATATTCAAAGGTGAAGAATCTAATTTGCCTGCGAATACTACTGAAGGCTATGCTTATTTCACTACAGATGAAGGCAACTTCTTTATTGATGTTGAAGATAATAAATTTGATAGTCATGCCGAAGCCGTTACTGAAGGGGCAAGAATCCAAATAAATGCAAATAATGCGAACTTTGCTGATAGCGCATCTATTGCAGAATTTTTAAAAGGTACTTATAATGGAAAAACTATAACATTAGATATAGATGAAATTCTTCGAGGAATGGCTTATGGGTAGGGAGAATATGGACAATAGTTAATAACTGCTAAGACAGGGAACCCGGCTTGGACTAACTATTATGTAAAAGGCACTTAGACTGCTGCAACTAATGCTTGGACCGGTGATTTACCTAATGGAATCACAGAGTACTATGAGGGATTAACTATTGATTATTTATTACCTTATGCAGGAACTAGTACTGCTGCGACTCTAAAGCTAGGGTCTTTAGCTGCTGTTCCAGTTAGACGACAAGGTAATTCAACAGTTACTACTCATTTTCCTGCTGGAAGTGTTATTCGTTTAACTTATGTAATTAATAATTCTAATGTTAATAGTGGAAATAGTGCTTGGGAAGTATCAGCCTTTTATCATACAGATAATACTGTTAGGCTTTATCGATAGACTACAAGTGATACTGATTATAATACTGATACTTATCCTTTGTTGGTAAGTAGAACTCCAGCAAGCAGTATTGGTACTAAAGGTACAAGTGGTTCTTCAACTGGAGTTACTGCTGTAATGAATGATAACACTGATAAAGTACCTACTTTGAATCCTAATACTGGTGTAATGACTGTCCCAGGAGGAGTAAAAGCTGATTTAGAAGGTAATGCTCAATCTGCAACTTCTGATGGTAATGGAAATAATATTGCTTCTACTTATATTAAACATCTATCTATTGGTAATACTGCAAATAGTAGTAATATTGGAGTAGAGTATGGAGATAATACCGCAGCTCCTGTCGAAGTGAGCCTTCCAATTGCTTCAACTACATCGGCAGGCTTAATCACAGCTGATAAAAGTGCAACGCAAACTTTTACAGGTAATAAAGTTATTGACAGTAATGGTAGTTTAACAATTCAAAAAGCTGGTGGTTTTATTTTTTCTGGTTTGCAAGAAGCTTTTTCAGATGCTTATCGATCAGTTTGGTTTAATCATTCTGATACTTTTGGTATACCAGTACATAATAGTAATTTTTAGTATAATCCAAAAACTGATACTTTAAAAGTTGGGAATGTTACTGGCAACGCATCATCTGCTACTTCTTTAGAAACTAAAAGAACAATAGCTCTAAGCACTGGAGTAGTTGGAACAGCTACTGGATTTGATGGAAGTGCGAATATCACTATTCCAGTTACTAGTATTAAAGAATCTTATCTTACCTGGGGTGGAAAAAACTTTACTGGGAGTTATGGGCCTCTTGATGCTTCTTTAATAGATGAACTTGGTGCTAATCGTTTTATGTTCCTTAAAGCGGATGGCATTACGATTGAATATTCTAGGGATAGTGGATCAACTTGGACAGATTATGACGCGACAGACAGCCAGAAAACTGGTTTATTTTCAAGCGGAGCTACTTTTTCTATTGGAAAAGCTGATAGCTCTAATAAAGCCACTTCTGATTATCAACTTCGAGTTACTATTAATACGAGTGCTGCGGGCATATATACAGAATTAAATAAATTTTGTTTATATATAGCAACAAATGGTTCTTCAGGATGTACCTGTACTATTCAAAAAGCTTTATAGAGTACTCCAGACACATATGTTACTATTGCAGATGCAATTTCTATATCTGGTTGGAGTGCTTATAACATTATTAATGTTTCACAATTCCGCACATATGGAAATACAGAAACTAATCAATATGGAAGAATTCGTTTTATTTTTAAATGTACTGGTGGTTCTACTTCATATACTGGTCTATAGGTATATAAAATTATGGCATTTGGTGGTGTTGGTTGGACAACACCTTCTACAATGGCTAAAACTGGTCATTTATATTCTTTTGATGCTAAACAAAATGCGACTTTTCCAAATAACATAAAGACTTCTAGTGGAGATATAATTGCTTCAACAGGAAATCTTTATATTAAACAATCTTCTGAAGATAAAAATAGTACTGGTAATGCAACAATTGAAGGCAAGGTAATAGTTGGAGATAGTATAACAGTTAAAGATGGTGCGGGGTAGGTTTATGGCAATGCTTCTAGCGCAGATTAGGTAAATCATAATCTTTATTTTGGAAGTAAGAGTAATTCTAATTATTACAATGGTTTAAAAGATGTTATTTTAACACCTGCCGATTTAGGTTTAGAATCTGCATTCCGTTTTATTGGCATCGTTAAAGAAAGTGAAACTCAAGTAATAGAAGATGGAACTGAAAGTAATTCTGTTATTATTAAAGGCGAAACTGAAGCAACAAAAGCAACAACTGGTGATGTGATTCTATATGAAACCAAAGACGGATATAAATATAAAGAATTTGTTTGGGCTGATAGTCACTGGGAAGAGCTTGGAGACGAAAATAGTTATAAAATCTATGCAAATGAGTTAGTAAATGCTTTAGATTATACTGATACGATGAATGGATATGTATCTGTAGTAAATTAGACAGATGGACAAATTTCTGTAACTCATCATAATTTTATACTTCCTAAAGTTGGTTTTTTGAATGTCAATGAGAGTGGTTATAGTGGTAATGGAGCTCCTTTAATTCGTGTGACATCTCCAGAAGATGAGTGGGGCCCTTATACTGAAATGCCTGCTGCTTCGGGTACTACTGCAGGTGTAGTTACTACTAAGGCTCAAACGTTTGCTGGCCAAAAAAAATTTGTTAATCAGATAACTGCTGATGGAGGATTAGCTTCTAACGGAACAGTTTATGTAACTAGCGCAGATGGAGTTTAGATAACTGAAGCGACTGGAACAAAATATCAATTGTCTTTAAAAGAGAATAATATTTCAGTTCTAGGGAAAACAACTGATGCGACAGAAACAAATTTGTATATAAATAATTCAAGTACCGGTGTAACAAGCATTGGTTATCTTGAAAGACTCCGTGTTTATAATACTTCAAAATTGGTTAGTGTTTAGGCTCGTTTAGAAGTTTCAGATTATACTACTGATTCAACTTATTCAAAAGATACCAATGCTAGTATTACTACTGATGGAGGCGTTTCTGTCCAAAAACAATTAAGTGCTAAATCTGTTCGTATTGATAATAATTAGTCAGATAAAGGTTGTACTGTTCAATTTAATGAAACAGATAATTGTATTTCTTTTGTATTTGATTAAGAGGTGATTAAATGAGTTTACAAGTTTGGCTACCTCTTAATGGAAAGATAAATAATAATGGACTTCTTTCTACATCTTTTACTACTTCAAACGTCACTATGAACTCAAATGATGCTGGTTTTAATGGAGCAGACAATATAAGTTATATGATATTAAATCCAGGCTTACCTACTGATTTTACTACATTCACTTTCTGTGCTTGGATATATAAAAATTCTACTACGCAAGATAAATATCACACTATATATACTCAGAGAACAAAAACTGGCGCAGGAGTTTCAATTTTTTTATATCCAGGAGATTAGAATAAATTTAGATTTGATGTAGGTTCTTCTAATCATTGGACTCCAAATTATACTTTGACAAATGAAGTGTGGACTCATATTTGTTTTATATTTGATGGAGCTAAAAAGTATCTATATATAAATGGATAGCTTAAAGAAACTGATAGTAGCTCTAGTTCTTTTAATGATATTGGTACTATTGGAATTATTGGTGCGGCAGATAATTCTGGAGATGGAACTCCTAGAACTCACTATTTAGATGCAAGATTAAAAGATGTTAGAATATATGATGAGTGTATTTCACCAAAAACGATTAAAGAAATTTCTAAAGGATTATTTCTTCATTACAAGATGGACAATACTGATTATTATGACTGTTCTGGTTTTGATAATAATGGTACTAATATTGGCGATTTAGAATTAACAGAAAAAGATACTATAAGATATTCAAATTGTACTGTATATGATGGCACTACTAGTCAATACATTCAAGTCCCAGATATTTCACCCGAGACATTTACCATATCATTCTGGTTTAAACGAACGGCTGATACAGGTACGCGCTAGTTTTTTTACTCAGGATGGTATGGCGTAGGTTGTGAATTAGCTGATAATGGGAAACCTCTTTTTCGAGTTAGAGGTGATAATACAAATTATGATGTTTATGGTAGTGCTATTTTAGTTGCGAATGGATGGACGCATTATGCAGGAGTAGTAGAAAATGGTGTTGGAAGTAAATTATACATAAATGGAAAATTAGTATCTTCAAAATCCTTTACTGACTCAGTAACTTGGGGTTTAGCTGTTAATAATTGGATTGGAAGATATAAAAATGTTGAATCTTATTTAAGTGCGCAAATGTCTGATTTTAGGATGTATTTTACTGCGCTCTCTGAATCAGATATAAAAGAATTGTATAATACTTCAGCAGTTATTGATAATGAAGGCAATCTATACGTTAGGGAAGATGTTGAAGTAGATAGTGGCGCAGTAAAAGTAAATAAAGCTGGTGTTTTTAATAATACTGGTTTAACTGAAGATAAAGCAACCGCTTCATTTTATAAAACTGGAGCAGTTGATTGTAATAATATTATTGAATTTTGAGGAGGACTTTTTATTATGTTAAATATGGGAATGTCTAATTTTAATTTTAATGCTACTAGCTCTATTGTGAATGAGTCAGAGCAAAAGATTGTAATTGCTGATTTTGGTGCTTCTTATTCTGGAGACCAAATTTATTTGAATTACAATATTATGAATAAAGATTTGTATAAGGATTATGAAAGCGATGTTGATGCTGACTTTGAGGAATTTAAAACAAATGTTCTAAAGGCGGTTGGCGAAATCAAGTAATCGATTTCATAAAAAGGGGAAACTAAAGAAATGGCACAATTAAAAGATTTATTAGTGTCAGGGTATTCAAAACTATTGAATACCCTGACTACAAAAAATATAGAGCCAGATGAAGCGTATGAAAGGAACATTGGAACTGAAGAAAAACCTTATGGTGCTGTTTATGGAGAGTATTTTAGTGGTTAGGCAGAAAGTGCTACTTACGCTTTACAAGATATAACTGGTAGGCTATTAAATCTTAGCAATTATGTCCAAAGAGAAGGAGATACTTTAACAGGAGATGTGTATCCTGCTTATGGATATGATGTTAATTTAGGAAAAGATTTATCTGGATACAGGTTTAATCAAGTTAGTTCAAATAAGTTAAGAGTTAGTGAAATAGATGGTGTTGATGAATTAATAGATATAGGTTCAAATGGAGACACTCATGGTATCAGATTCTTTGCTTATGATTCTGAATTAGATGAGACTGATGAATTAATGGAAATTCATGGTGCGCGTGGAGTTACAGTTAAATCAAGTTTAGTCCTTGAATCAGTTAAAGATACTTTTGGATGTGCTTTGTTTAATGAAGGGACTAGTATCTTACGTGGCAGCGTAAAAATAGGCAGTGGCTCTAATAGTGATGGCACTAATCGCAAACTTTATGTAGATGGAACAACTTTATTAGATGGTTCTACTGGTATTGGTGGATATAATTCAGGTTATAAATTTTATGTTAATGGTAGTAGTTATTTTAATGGTAATGTTGGTCTTGGAGGTTATAGCTCATCTTATCGACTTTATGTCGCTGGTAGTGGCTATTTTACTACTGGGATAGGGATAGGCGCATATGATTCAAAATATAAATTATATGTGAATGGCTATGGCCGTATGCAAAAAGTCTTAATTGGCTCTGGTACGTTTAATACCTCATATGACCTTGAGGTGTCAGGTGATGCGTATATGGGATCGGACTTAATTATTGGAATGGGATCTTGGGTCATCCCTGAACTTGATTTTAGCGCTTAGCTAGGCTCTTATTATAGTCAATTTAAAGAAACGTATTCAAGAAGAATATATAGTAGATATATAGATAGTTCTTTTTCTGAGGCAATTGATGAAGAAAGTTATGATTTATATTTGGGTTATGGGGATGATGATTATAATCGTTCTACAGAAAATATTTATTTTTATTCTTCAAAAGTTATAGACAATAATGATGATGTAATTTTTTCCAGAGATTTACAAGCTACAATAAATTCTAATGGATTAAAAGTTGATTCTCATTTAGGCATTGCAGGTATTAATTCTGGATACAATTTATATAATGCTGGTTCTAGTTACTTGACCAATTAGGTTATGATGCCAAATGGTTTTAAAACAGGCTCAAGAGTATCTAGTACTGGTTCTGGAGTTGAAGTAACCGCAGATGGCGGGATTGAGATTTTTCATAGCTCTACTCCTTTTATTGATTTCCATTATGCTTCTGATACTGGAGATTATACAAGTAGAATAATAGAGTCTGCAAAAGGATATTTAAATGTAAGCGGCAAATTTGGTATTGGTGGTTCAAATACAAGTTATAATTTTTATGTAAATGGAACTAGTTATTTTACGAATAATGTAGGAATAGGTGGATATAGCTCTAGCTATAAATTATATGTAAATGGGACAACTGATTTATATGGTTAGACAATAGTTGATAAGGCTTGTACTTTATCTTCTGGAGGTTCTTCTATTTATGTTCGTTCTGGGTCTAGTTCTAGTGCTGCTGGAGCGGGAATAGAATTTTATGATAATGGATATAGAAGGTTTAGAATAACAAATTATAGAGGTAACCTTTATATTTAGAGAGACTAGTATTATACTAACACAGATACTATATCAGGTTATAAAGTTCCAACTAATCATTATCAATTTGCGGTAAGTAGTAGTGCAATTCATTTAGGAACTACAAACCCTTAGAGCTGGGCATATTCTATAAGTTTTGATGCTTTTGGAGATGAAAGTATACTTTATTCAAATAGCAAGAATACTTACTCAACTTTTAATGGAGCAGGACAAGGCCTTATTAGTTTTTATCCATTATCAATTCGTAATACTTATGCTACTGCTGGGGATATTACTTCTACTATTACAAAAAAAGTAGAAGATTTAAGCGGCTATTTTGAATTTACATAGAAAAGTTATGATTCATCAACTTACGCATTAAATGGTATGTATGAATCTTATATGCTTCCTGCTGTTGATCCTGACTTGACAGAAGTCTTTTTTTATAAAATCTTTACCACAAAACATAAATATGAATCAAATGGTAAACATTATTTAGCCGGGATGTCTTCTAGCACGCAAGATGATTATCTGTATTATCAACCTTCTACTTATATAGATGATGGAAAGCTTTATGCTGATTTTCATGGAGACCTTTATAGCAGTGGGGTATCTAGTCTTTCTGATTTAGCATCTGTCATGTATGAAAACCATTATGCTCCAAAAGCTTATTTCCATAGAGAAGCATATCGTATTGATAGAATTACTAGCCTTCCTTCTTCTTACTCTTGGTATAATTTTTCAAAAACTTTAGAGGATTTTGGAATTACATTATCAAATCTTCCATAGATATTATAGATTACTATTACAAATTTTTCAACAGAAGTTACCACTGGTAAAACCTATGGTACAGATTGGGGAGTATACACCACTAGTTATATAAGCACGAAGACCTCTTCAACAGATCCAAATGTATCTTCTGCTTCATCTAGTGTAGCTCTCTTAAATGAAGGTGGAATACAAGCTTACCTAATTTCAGTTACGTCTACAAAAGCAACTTATTTATGGCATGATACAAGTGGTGCTGTTCATTATTTATACGTAGGAGAAAAAGTATTAGATTCTACAAGTAATATTTCAACTGGCTTTTATGTTAGAAGATATCGCAGTTTTGGCATATATTCATTCGTATTTAATATTAACGTAAAGGGAATTTTTTATTAAAAACTAAAGAAAGGGTAGTAAAAATGTAAGAAGGTGTAAAATTTTGGCATCTTTAAAAGATTTGATAGTAAGCGGAAAAACAAAATTATCAAACACTTTGACTACCCAAGATATTTTGCCAAATGAAAATAACACAAAAGATATAGGTACTTCAAGCTAGACTTATAGAAATATCTATGCGACTAAACTTTATGGAAAAGCGCAATATGCTGAAAATGATGTTAATGGCAATGCGATTAATAATTATTATCTACCGCGAAGCGGTGGTACTATGACTGGGACTATTAATTCTTAGAACATAATTCCAACATCAAGTCTTTCTTATACTCTTGGATCAACTGGTTCAGAATATGCAAAAATTTTTACTAGAAATATGCTTACTGCTTATGTAGACAGCTCTATTTTATAGAACACTTTTGCTTTATATTTAGGATATGGCAGTAGTAATCCAACTAAAACCACTTATTTTTATTCTTCTGATGGAACAACTGGGAGTACTACTTCAAGAACATTATAGGCTACAATAAATGATAATGGATTAAAAATTGATTCTCATTTAGGAGTCGCAGGTACTAATACTAGTTATAATCTATACAATGCTGGTACAACTTATTTAACTAACTAGGTTATGATGCCAGGCGGTTTTAAAACAGGCTCAAGAGTATCTAGTACTGGTTCTGGAGTTGAAGTAACCGCAGATGGTGGTATTGAGATTTATCATAGTTCTACTCCTTTTATTGATTTCCATTATAAGGCAGATACTGGTGATTATACAAGTAGAATAATAGAATCTGCAAAAGGATATCTGAATGTATCTACTGGTAATTTGGGAGTAGGTGGTTATAATACAAGCTATAATTTTTATGTTAATGGAGTAGGCTATTTTACTAATAATGTAGGAATAGGTGGATATGATTCAACTTATAAACTTTATGTAAATGGCAAAAGCTATTTTGCTAACAGCATGGGGATATGCGGATATGATTCAACTTATAAATTATATGTAAGTGGACCTGTAAAAATTGGCTCTTTAATTGGTGAAAATATTGCTCCAGTTGATGATAACACTTATGATTTAGGGTCATTTGATTCAGAATACGCAAGAACTTATTCAAGAACTTTAAATGTTAGACATATTGATAGTTCTATCCCTTACGCAGTAAGCAATAGTAATTATGATTTATATCTAGGATATGGTAGTGGGAATCCAACTGAAAATATTTATTTTTATTCTTCTAGTGGAGATGCAGGAGAAGAAGCAACTTCAAATGCGTTATAGGCTACGATAAATTCCGCAGGGGTAAAAATTGATAATCATTTGGGTATTGCTGGTACTAATAGCGGATATACTTTATATAATGCTGGAACTACTTATTTAAGCAATAGTTTATATTTTAATGAAAATATAAATTAGATTTATTTCCGTTATAATAATGCGAGCTATAGGACTTTTTTAAGTCATTAGACGGCAGGAAATGAAGCTTTAGTTCTTGGAATGGCTTATTCTGATACTAGCTTTATAGTCGCGAATGGTGAAAGCCCTACTAATACATCTAATAGTAGATGGTAGAGTATTACTACTCCTGGATTGCAAGTAAAAAATAATTGTGTATCTATTGGTCATCTTATTGCAAATGGAGTTGCTCCGACTCATAAACTTTATGTTAATGGAATTAGTTTTTTTACTAATAATGTAGGAATAGGTGCATATAGCCCTTCATGTAAACTATATGTAGATGGTAGAACTGTCATAAATGATTAGCTAATGGTTAGTAAAGCTTGTACTTTAGCTTCTGGAGAATCTTCTATTTATATTAGTTCTGGGTCTAGTTCTAGTGAAGCTGGAGCGGGGATAGAATTTTATGACGCTACATATAGAAGATTTAGAATAACAGATTATAGAGGAGTTTTTTATATTTAGTCTGATTGTTATTATAACAACACAGGCGTTACTACTGGCATTTATAAAACACCATCTGAACAATATAGATTAAAGATATATCCAGAAGATGGATGGATAAATTTAGGATTAACGAATCCTAATTATAATCATTGTATTAATTTTGATGCTTTTGGAAATGAAAGTGCTTTAGGGACAGGGACAACTACTTATACTACATTTAATGGATAGTAGCAAGGTGCTTTTGTATTTATCCCAGTTCGTATTAAAAATACTTATGCTACTGCTGGAGATGTTACTTCTACAGTTACAAAATCTATTACAGGTAGTTATTTTTAGTTTGCCCAATAGAGTTATAACTCTTCAACTTATGCTTTAAATAGTTATTATGAATATTATAACCTTCCTACTGTTACAGCTAATAAAACAGTTAGTTCTACTTATTATATTTTTACTTCAAAAGGAAAAGTGTATTCATCAAATTCTACTACAAAAAGATATGTACCTACAATGACCTCATCAACTAGTGACGCTTCTTTATATTATGAGACAACCATATACACTCTAGGTTCAGTATTATATGGAGCTGCTTGGAATGATTATGCAGAATATCGAACTCAAAAAGAAGAAATCCAGCCAGGATATTGTGTAATGTGTGATGATGATGGAGAATTATATAAAACATTAGAAAGATTATCTCCTTTTGAAGGTATTACCTCTGATACTTATGGTTTTGCTATTGGTGAAACTGAAGAAAGTAAAACTCCTTTAGCAGTCGCAGGTCGTGTATTAGTATATACTTATGAGCCAAGAGAAGAGTTCCATGCTGGAGATTGTGTTTGCGCTGGCCCGGATGGTAGAGTCTCTAAGATGAGCCGTGAAGAGATTAGAGAGTGGCCTGACCGCATCGTTGGTATTGTTTCTGAAATTCCCGAATATAAAATTTGGGGCACTGGAAATGTCGAAGTTAATGGTCGTATTTGGATTAAAGTACGATAATTTTAGAAAGAAGGTTTAATAAATGTATCAAGATTTAATTGTTCAAATTCTCGAAACTGTTTTAGTTCCTTTATTAATTGCGCTGACGGGCTTTTTTGTGAAATGGCTTAATGCTAAATCTAATAGCCTAAAAGAGCAAACTAATAATGAAACTTTACAAAAGTATATTGATATGTTAAATACTACAGTTACAGATTGTGTAACTGCTACAACTCAAACTTATGTATCTTCACTAAAACAAGAAAACGCTTTTACTAAAGAAGCACAGCAAGAAGCTTTTAATAAGAGCTATACTGCCATTATGGAAGTTTTAAGTGAAGAAGCAAAAGAGTATTTAACAGAAGCTTATGGAGATTTGAGTACTTATATTACAAATCTAATCGAAGCAGAAGTTAATCGTGCTAAAAGCTAAAATAAGGGAGAATAAAGTTTATATGACTTTATTCTCCCTTATTTTTTTATCTAAAAGAAATAAGGTCAGCATCTAAACTGATACTGGCCTTATACGTTTATTACAAAATGGAATAAGATTTTTGGCTAAATTAAAAGAATCACCTTGATAGTAATTTCATAATATAATGTAGAGGAAAAGAAATTTTTTGTATGAGAAAGGGGAGCATACATATGTATCAAAACTATAATTACTATCCTCAACAGCAACCTGTCCAATCTAGCTATCAGAGAATGGCTTCTACGATGTTAAAAGGACGTCCAGTAGCATCGTTGGAGGAAGCTAGAGCAATGACAATAGATTTTGATGGTTCGATTTTTTATTTTCCTGATTTGGCTAATAAACGGATTTATACTAAACAAATTAATGTAGATGGTACAGCCTCTCTTAATATGTATGAGTTAAAAGAAATTCCAGTAGATTAGCCAATAAACACATCTTCTTTTGTTACAAGAGAAGAATTTGAAAGCGCACTCGCGCAGCTTCAAAGCGCCTTTATACAAGCTACACCTCATTCTTCAACTTAGTCTGAAGACGCCACGAAACAAGCAGTTGCGCAATTCTAAGGAGGCATTTTGATGAATCCAATGCAATTCATATAGCTTATTCGTGGAGGGCAAAATCCTTAGCAACTAATCCTTTCTCTTTTAAATCAATCATCTAATCCTATACAACAAAATCTACTATCACTCGCTCGGAACAATGATGGGGCCGGAATTGAACAAGTCGCTCGTAACTTATGCCAACAGCGTGGCGTAAGCTTTGATGAAGCGTTTAATTCTTTCAGACAATAGTTTGGGATTTAAACGAAAAATTTTTTTCAAAGGAGGACATTGTTATGTTCAATAGTGGTACAAGTGGATATTCTTTATCCGATATTGCGGCTGCCTCTGGTAATGAAGGCGGCTTTGGTGGCGGAAACAATGGCGCCTGGTGGATTATTATACTCTTCCTCTTCATGTTCATGGGGTGGGGCGGCAATGGCAGCTGGGGGAATAACTCCTCTGCTCAAGGTGCTCTGACTCGTGGAGAACTCGCTCAAGATATGAATTTCCAACAGGTAGAAAATGGCGTTCGTGGTATTCAGCAGGGTCTATGTGATGGATTCTATAATAATAATACCACTCTATTAACCAATTTTGGCAATTTACAGAGAGACCTTTGTACTGGTTTTAGTTCTGTTGCTCAGGGCTTTGATGGTGTAAATCAGAATTTAGCTGATAATCGTTATGCCATGCAATCTTGCTGCTGTGATGTAAAGCAAGGAATTATGGAAAACCGTTATGCAGCTGAACAGAATACTTGCGCTATTACCAATGCAATTCACCAAGAGGGTGAACAGACTAGAGCTTTGATTAACGCAAACACCATGCAGGAACTGCGCGATCGTCTTGAAGCAAAGAATACAGAACTGCTAAGCGCAAACTTCCAGTTATCTCAGTGCAGTCAAAACCAGTATTTAGTTAACCAGCTTAAACCTTGTCCTGTGCCTGCTTATCCGGTTATGAATCCTAACTCTTCATATCCTTATGCAGTGGCCGCAGTTAATAGTTTATCTGGCTATGGATGCAGTTGCGCTTGATTAATTAGTAAAGGGGATTTGTATTTATGGAAATTACTGCAAATGCTGTTCAAACAGTAGCAGCTAATCAAGATATCTTATTTACTAATATACCAATTTCAGGAAACTGCAACACCTTATGGAGAGATGGAAGCGGAATTGTTACTTTGCGTGGGGTGACGCAACAGTGTCGAGCTAGATATAAAGTAACATTTGGCGGTAATGTAGCTATTCCTTCTACTGGAACCGCTGGTGCAGCTTCCTTTGCCCTAGCAATTAATGGAGAAGCAGTTTCATCTACTAAGATGATTTCTACTCCTGGGGCAGTAAACGATTACAATAACATTGCAACTACAATTTTTATTGATGTCCCTCGTGGATGTTGCTCTTAGGTCAGCATTAAAAATATTGGCACTTAGAGTACCAATGTTCAAAATGCTAATTTAATTATTGAACGAGTAGCATAAGGAGGTCTTTATGATGGAAAAACTTCATTATATGAAAAAGATGCTAGAGCATTGTGCTGCCAAGGAAATGGAAAACATAGAAAATGTTGATACAGAAGAACTTGGCGAAGTTATTGATATGATTAAAGACCTTGAAGAAGCAATGTATTATCATAGTATTAGAAAAGCTATGGAATATCCTACAGAGCAAACAATCATAGCTGAACATTAGGTAAAAACTTATAAAGAATTAAAAGAAGGGAATGCTGATAAAGCAATCTTAATGCAAGAGTTAGAGCGTTATATGAATAATATTGTTTCAGAAATTATGGAAATTGCTAGTATGGCAACTCCAGAAGAGAAAGCATATTTGATGAAAAAAGTAACAACTCTACACACTAGATTATCAGCAGAATAAATAGATATAAGGGGAATCTGATTAATTTCAGATTCCCCTTATTTTTTTATCCATTTGATTTAATTTCTAATTTCATTGCGCTATCGTAGTATTCTTGAGCTTGCCCATTACCGCCCAACTCATGGTAAATCCTGTAAAACTCAGATAGCTAATCATATTGGTCTTGAGTCATATATCCTTGTCTAATATAAAATTTACATAATTGCATTAGTCTAAATCTATAAGAGGCTAAAATTAATTCAAGGTGTTTTTGCTCATTTGCACTTTCATCTCGAATACTTTTCCGTAGGAGCTCTAGCTCATGTAGTATAGGCTCTAAACGATTATCAACAATGGTTTCAATTTTATGTTTTTCCTAATCGCTTAACAGATTTTTATAATCCTATACTTGTTTATATAGATACTTACAAAATGCTAATGCTCCTGCAGAAATTAATCCAAATACAATTTCTATGATATGTTCACTCAAAAAAGACATAATCTGTATCCCCCTTTCTCTTCTAACCTAATCCTTTTTCTCTCTATAATTATTTTAGAATTGAAGGGACACAAATTATCTTTTTATGACCAATCGAATACTAGATCTATTGTTTTTAATACGTGACAACCTATACAAATAGCATCACATTCATCTTGTGTAGGTTTTACTCCATACGTTTCTTGAACAAACTTTTGTGCATTGCGCTTTTGTTCTGCCCTATCTTTTCCCTTGATTTTAAGAGTAGACTTCCAAGAGCTAGCTAAAACTGCGCTATTTTTAATATCCATTTCAGTTACTAATTCATAAACAATTCCAAATACTTCAGCTAATACTTTAAATGTTTTTACATTATTTACCCGATTTTCCTAAAGTTGGATATCCTCGAATACCACTTCATCAATACTGTTTATTTCAATTAAAGATTTTACTTTATTCCTAATTTTTTGAAGTCGCACACCAACATCAGCATCATCAAAAGAAAATTTTCCATAATCTTTTAATACGCCATCTATAAAAATAGCATAGCCTGAAGTCTTACTACTCTAGTCTAAAGCAAGTAGACGACTCATTACTTACTTCCAGTAGAGCCAAAACCCGCGGCTCCTCTTTCTGTTTCAGATAAGGATTCTGTATATTTATAAGTTACAGGTAGATAAGGCATAATAACAAGCTGCGCAATTCGCTCACCGACTTCAACATCCTGCTTTTCATCGGAATCATTATGGAGTGCAACGATAATCTCGCCCCGGTAATCTGAATCGATTACCCCAACACAATTCGCAGGACGCAAACCTTTCTTCGTTGCTAGTCCACTGCGCGCAAAAATAGCACCAAAATAACCATTAGGAATTTCAATAGCAATACCAGTGCTTACTTTAACTGTCTCTCCTGGATAGATAGTATAATTTTCAATGGCTTTCAGATCGGCTCCAGCAGCGCACGTAGAACCAATATAGGGTTCATAATAAACCTCTTGTAGATTTGTGTATTTAATTTCACTGTTATCTTTATATTCCATTGAAATTTCTTCATTATTACTAGTAGAACTTGTAGTTACAATTTCTTCCATTAAAACTCCACCTCATACATAATTTCAATCTCAGTTCCAGGCTCTTTCTCATCATTAAATAGCTTCTTAGCAGTAACAAGTTGGAACTCATCGATGACTTCGCCCTTGCTTTTAATTTGCTTAGTCTTATAACTGAAAGCCGCGAGAGTGAAGTGTTTATCCGCTTTTAGTTCCTCATGAAGCCGCTCGACTTCCTCAACAGTATTTACGCGATAAGTATCAACAGAATTAATCAAATATTTCATATTTTTAATTTACCTCAATTTCTAATTCTCTATTTCCATAATATTGCATATTATACTTCTTAATATCATTGGCAATATTATTAGCATAATCTTCTTGGCCAATTAAGCGAATAAAACTAATATTGTTAGAGGCACTTGTCTCAGCGATCGCCGCACCCAAATCATCCATTGTCGCAGTTGCTACTACCTTAATTCCTGAGCCATCTTCTTTTGCGATATAAATAGATTGTTTTAATTCAAATAGGTTAAATGGGCAAATAATAATTTCATTCATATATTACCCTCCATAATTTACAATCATTTGTTCACAATTAAACAAATACGCACAATAAGTACAATCTTCTTCTTTAGTTTTTATCCAAATTTCGATTTCGCCAGATTCCTTTTTATCAATACTAACGATGTCTCCAATAGACTCTTGGATGCAAGTAATTGCGGCATCGCCCAAATCATTAAATTCATAATTGAAATTTAAACAGTTGTATTGGAAAATGGTAAAGTAAGAAATATCTTTGCACAAGAGCATAAAATGCTCTCCTTGCAGACTATTAATTACATCTCTTCCCTCTTGGAGCTAATCAAGAGTTAATAAAGGAAGTTGACTGACAATACTTTTATTTAAATCATACATAGTCATTGATAGTCCCGCATTAGTATTGATATCAGACTTAGATACATACTCCCAAGTTGTTCCATTAAATACTACGTATGTATCTGTATCATTGATATGAACAATTTCACCAGGCTGATAAATATTTCTTTTTATCTTAGTTAGCATTCGAAGCTAATCAAATGAAGCAACATTTTCCATTAAATATTCTCCTTTTTTATTTATATATTTATTATATCATATATTTAATTCTTTGTCAAAATAAATTACTCTTTGATTGCGGCTGCCTCTCATTGTTAGAGATAAATCTTTTTCAGCTTCAATAAATGGACCATCAATGAGGCAATCAATATTATTTAAAATATTTTTTATATGAGAATTAGGATTTTTTTGAACTTCTTCATATAGATATCCTGTCCAGACATAAATTTTTGTATCTGGTAATTCTTTGCGGACAGTTGTAATTATTAAGTCTGTTAAAAAGGCGTTATCCTCACATAAAGGCTCTCCGCCTAAAATACATAGAGAACGTTTAATACCATTTGCAGTTAAACCTTTAATAATAGTATTTAACGTTTCAGTAGTAAATTCTTTTCCGCCATCAAAATCCCAGGTACCTGGATTAAAGCATCCAGGACAGCAATGAGGACAACCTTGAGTATAAAAAGATACTGCTACTCCTGGAGCGTTTGCAACATCATTAAGTTTTAATTCTGCATATTGCATATGAATTTCTCTCCGTTTTTAAAGTTTTATTAGGGCTGTAGT